GTAGCGCAGCGTCCTTCAGCCAATCACCAGGATAAAACTGGAATGCTGGTAGCTTCCTGCCCATGAAAATCAAACGCCCTTTTCATTACCAAGGCTTGATATATCCAGCGGTTCCGATCGTCGATGATTTCTGGTGTAGGCCAACATATTTCCTTCGTGAGCAACCAAGCACAACTCAAACTCATGCTCCAATTCACACCGACACGAAAAAATATGAAGCGGTCCGCTCCACCAGTATTTAGATGTATCACACGAATAGCGGCCGAGATGAACGTCGTCACTGCCACAAATTGGACAACAAATACAAGAAGTTCCTTCCCGCTTCGGATTGCCTGGCCAGACTTCTAATCCCATCGTAAATGTGCAAGGATCGACGTCGGATTTTCCATGCGTAAACTCATGGCATGATGTACAAATTGCTTGCAAATCTTCTAGCGCCTCGTTGTACTTGCGGACGTATGTTAGGTGGTGGACGGCATTCATCGGAAACATCAAGCACCGCTCGCATTTGTTGCTAGCCCGCTCCCTTACCTGTTCTTTCAGCACTCCCCACTCTCGCGAACAAAGGTAGGCTTGGTACTTTTCCTTGTCGTTCGCGATATTTCGCCAAGTGCTCATTTCAACTCTCCCGCCAGTTGGCTCCCGAAAAACGAAACGGCTGGGGCAAGCGGTCGGGAAACCGCTGTTCGGGCCGTCGCCCTAGTCCCAGCCGTATTGGCTTTGCAATTCATCAGCTTCAGTCCGTTAGTCCTTGCCGATCTTCCGACCGACCAACAGAAAAACCCGCGTGTTTGTCCTGGCCGGATGCGCGGCCCCCGGCACGGAGGGAACGATCGCCTAGAAAGGAATTTCGTCCGCAACGGGATTTGTTTCCACCGCCGTCTCTTGCAACACCCGATTCGCCTGTTGCTCTTTCGCAGGAGCAGGAGCAGGCGGCGCACTCGGCTTGCTGCCCTCGGCCGGCTTGGACGTGCCGTGGCGGGCGTTGGCGAACAGCGCCCGCATTTGCGAGCCGTACTGGTTTTCCAGCGCCTTCGCCCGCTCGGCATCCACGTTGCCAATCTCGCCCGGCGTGCGATCGAAGTCGTTGACGAAGTCAATCCTGTAGCGAATTTCATCGTTGTACTCGTCCTTCTTCACGACGAACTGGCACGGCGTCGGCTGCCAAGTGCCTTGCACAACGCTGGTAAATTTGCCGTCCCAGCCGGCATGTTTCACAAGCGTTTCGCTCCCCCGCAGATTCAATGTGCCGTCCTTCTTGACGACCCACACGTCGCCGCGGGCTTCAACATCGTAGGAAGTCCAATCCTCCCACTCTTCGCCATCGAATTTCGCGTGAATCTGCGCGCAGATGCTAACGCAGACGGCCCGCGAACCGCTTTCCATTTCCCGCAGGCCATATTCGACAATGACCCCACGAAACGTCCCTTCACGATCAATAGGAACCGACATAACTAATCCCCTCCGTTCAAGAGTTGACGCCAAATGTCCGAAGAACCTTTCGAGTATTCGATAGGGTCGGACAACAAACGAGACTTCGCCCAGTGCGTCGGCAGTTCCATCGGATGGATGGTTCGCGTGCCGCCGCCTTTGCCTTTCCCCCCCTCAACCGCCACGTCGAAACCAATGTAAAGCAGGTGGTCGCACCACTCTTTGACACGCTCGCGAATCTTGCCTTGCTTCGGCGGCGACTGAAGGCGCGGTTGATATTGCAGCCAATCCTCGCCGCCAGGGTTGGGAACCTTTTCGGTGCAATCGTGCGCGATACACACGACGTGCCGGCCGGCCCGAACGTGCATATCCAAGTCCGCAAGCAGTTGCAAGAACGTGTCGTAGACGAATTGGAATCCTTTGCCATAGCCGTAGGATTCAATCGACGTAATCCGCTTGTCGGGCTTGTCGGGGTGCTTGACGTTGGCCAGCGTCCACCGAACCGCCAACTCTTCGGCGAACGTCAGTGAGTCGATGGCTACCGCGTCGTGGCCTTGCCAAAGCGAAACGCTATGCAGCGCGTCCCTCATGTCGTCCCACGTCTCAGGCGTGGGCGTGACGCGCGGCACATCCAGGAATTGCGAGCCGCTTTCCAAGTCGAGTACCAGCGGATTCGTTCCCACGTCGGCGAGCGAGGCAAGCAGCGATGTTTTTCCGACGCCGCCGGGACCGTACAACACGACTTTTTGCGCCCCGTGTTTCACGCCGGCCGACACGCTGAACGTCTTGCGCTCATGCGTCTGTCCGTTCTCGTCAGTTGGTGGGGGCGGCGGCAAGGGTTTCTTCGCCGGCGGTGGGGCCGGCGGCGGACTCTTGGTAGGTGTCATTAAAAGTTCCCTCCAATTCAGGATGCAAATCTTCCAACTTCACAAAGCCTTCCGGCAACGCGCCGGAAGTAACGTCCTGTCCAGAACAACAAATATCGAAGTAGTCACAAAACTCGCAAGTATTGCGGTTGCACGTAAGATAATGTCGGTCGTGATTCTGCGCGTCGCGAATCGTCTTTTGGATTTGCCACAGTTCGGCAGCGTATCGATTCAAGTCGATATCGAGACGTGCAATCTCGCGTCGGGCGTAGTAAAATTCCGGCCGCAGAACGATATCTTCCGCCAACTTTTCACCCCACTCCGCCTCAGTCATTGGCCGTGTTTGCAGCACGAATCCGCGAGCCGTGTCCCCCGTCTGCCGCCACTGGCCGCGGTCTGTTTTGACTCGCGTGCCGAATTCACTGAGCACAATTTTCGCGCCAAGCTCATCAAGCACCGGGATGTTTGTCGGTTTGATAGTCGGCTTGCGGCAGACGTTGTAGAGGACGCAATCGGCACGGTGGCCAAGCTCCCGCGCCATGAGTACGTACAGGCTTATTTGGTGGTCGATGCGCAGTCGCCGCCAGAGCGGAGAGTCGCTGCCCAAGTCTTCCGACAAGCACTTGTGTTCGATAACCGCGCCGCGGCCGTCGGCAAGAGCAACGATGCCGTCAATTTTTCCGGCGAGTTCAAACACTTTCGATGCCGCGCCGGTCGCCGGGTTTATCAACCGACGTTTCCACGGCAATTCGGCCGCAACATAGTTCAGCGGCTCGTCCTGCCAACGCCAGTCGTAACCGCAAATCAACCGCAGAACGGTTTCACGTTCGTACAACCATTCTTGTTCGTTGAACACGTCAGGCTGCGAATCGTAGCGGCCGTAAACGCGCTGGCAGGCGAGGTCCAGACTGCCGGTTGTGGCAAGCGCTTCGATACCGTCGTGGTAGGCGGACCCCATGCGGCGCGCCTTGCCATCGGTGTCGCGGCGGATGCCCAGTTCGTAGGCGTACCAATGCCGACGCCGGCAGACCTTGAACGTATCAATTCGTGAGTGAGTTAAGACTTGCATGTTATTTTTTCTCCGCACCGCATCAGCGACACTCTCACAAATTCCAACTCGCCGGCAAGTTCGCCTAGACGCTCTTGCAAGTCCGCGGGCGCGACTTTCCTTGCCGCCGCTAGCCAGTCGACGGCAAGATTGACCGCGACTTCCGCCCCGTGCATATGGCGCCGGCATGACTCCTCATCCACGACGCGCGGCGCGAGGTCCGTCACGCGAACATCGTCATCGTGCGGCTCCGGCTTTGGATGCGGCAGAATGCCGCGGATTTCTTGCTCCGCTTCGGTTAGGAAGATGGGGTGCATCATTTCCCCCCTTCCGCAGCGTGTACGGCCTTCGTGTGATCCTTCACGCCTCGCATCGTGCGGAACCGCTTGCCGCACAACTTGCATGAATGTTGCCTTGGCAACTTCGGTAGGGGCTTGTATTTCGTTCGCGGATAGCCCGGCGCGTCGCCGTCGATCAACTCGCCAGTTACGCTATCGAGCAGTCCATCGATCATCATGTCGGCGATTTCGCCCATTGGTTTCCCTTTCGTTTCAAAATCCGGCGCGGCGAGCCAATTCGCATCCGCCGCGCCGGCAGCCGCGGCTACGCGCCGCGACGTGTTGCTGATTCCGATTTTTCTTCCGCTTCCAATAATTCGACGGCCTGTCGCAATCGCTCAATCGCCTCACCGAACCAATGCTGCCGGTGCTTTGGATTCATCTCCGCCCAAGCGTTGGCGAGCGCCGTGATCGCCTCGCTAAGCTGCTTGTTGATCGCGATGTATTCTGATTTGGTCACGCTAATTCCTTCCTCAACTCCTCAATAACTTTCCGCATATCCCCCCACGTGAACGACAAGTCTGGATTCGCCGCCTGGCGTCCCAGCGCGCGGAACAGTTCCACCGGGTCGGCGGCGGAGTCGAGTAGGACGATGTATTTTTCGTTGCCCTTTTCCAGGCACGTGACGGTAATGGCGTCGGTGGCGGCGCGGGCCATACGCTTTCGCTCCGTCGTGAGGTAAAAGCCGGCACGCGGCGGCGCGTCGTGGGACTCGCTCGCCGCAGTGCCGACCTGAAAGGGTTTGTGTGGCGAACTGCGGCCAGAGGGGCCAGAGAACGCCGGTAAACTTTGCTACCGGCGATTCAATAGAAAGGCCGGCGTTAGTGTTCGCCGGCTAATTTATACGACTACGCGGATAAGGTCAAGCGGTCTTCTGAGAATTTTTTCGCGGCCGTCCGCGGTCGTGTTCCACGTCGCGGATTTTTTCCGCGTCACGGCGGCGAATCAGCCACATATGGCCGGTCTTCCGGCCAGGCAATTCGCCGTTGAGGCACATATGGCGCACGTGGGCATCAGAACAGCCGATGACCTCGGCTGCCTCACTTGTCGTCAAGAATTCGGCGATATCTGCCATAGCCTGCATTGCCTCACTTTACGCGATAGCGTAGATTTTGCAAGTAGTAAATCCGTTTCGCGGGGTGAACACTAACACCAGCGGTGCGAGTTGCGGCCCTTACGGGTTGCGCGTCCCGCGAAACGGAGTACCCCCACGGGGAGTCGAAAACCTAATCGGATTACGGACCGCGGATTGCGAGGCCAACGGAGATTATCACCATGACGTATGCTACTTTTGAGAATGTTGCCGCCCACACTTTATGGTTGGTGCGACGAGTACATCCGGCACAACCCGCTTTCCGCTGACGCCGCGTATCGCTTGCGACGTTCCTGCCGGCTGTTCATCGTCCATTCCAGCCTGCTGTCCAACGCTGAAATCTCATCTAGTCTTTTGTCTGACTGGATTGCGGATTTGCAGAATCGTTTCGCGCCGCGGACGTGCCGCAATCATCGGGCGAACGTGCTGACGGTTTTGCGTTTTGCGGCGGATAGAACGGGCAACGGCGAAATTCCGTCTAGGCACGTGCGGCGGGTGAACGTGCCGCCGCCCGACCCGTGGGCTTGGACGGATGGCGAGCTTTCCAGCCTAGTCGGTAGCGCAAAGGCGTTGCGAGGCACGCTAAAAGATCGGCCAAAGGTTCCACGATCTTGCTACGCATTGTCTCTGATTGGTTCCGCTTACGACACGGGCTTACGGAAGGGCGACTTGTTCGCGCTTGACCATCCCGATATCGCAGCGGACGGCACGATTCGCTTGCGGCAGAACAAGACGGCGCACCCTCACTTGTGCAAACTTTCGCTGCATGTTCTTGCATTGGTGAGGCAAATTCCTTACCCGCGCCCACTCTGCTGGACGGGAAAAAACGGCGATTACACGGCACTCTGGCGGGAACTGTGCAACGCCGCTGGCGTCCGCTACGGGTTGACGCAACAGCTTCGCCGGACCGCGGCGACGTCGGTTTGGGAATCTAATCCCGCGATGGTGCAACAGTTTCTTGGCCACCGCACGTCCGACATGTGGCGATACTACGTCGATAAAAGCCGGTCGGCAAAGGCGGTTGCACCCCCACCGATTGTCATGGAGACGCTCGCCGAAAATTCTTCTGAAACACCACTTGCATTTTACGCGGGAACGTGTATTATGGCCGCTGAACACTAACACCGGCGACACCGACGGCTTCTCTTGCCGCGGCTCGCCTCCACTTGGAGACGAATAACATGAAGACCATGAAGGCCGTGGAATTGGTCCTGGATTTCGACCTTTACCCACGGGGCAACATCGACGCGCACAACGTCAAGAATCTGTGCAATGCCCTGGAAGCGGGGGCGGAACTGCCGCCAATTGTCATCGACAAGAAATCCAAGCGGGTGATCGACGGGTTCCATCGTCGCAAGGCGCACTTGCAGACGTTTGGCGATGATGCCGAAGTCGCCGTTGTCGAGAAAAGCTACAAGGACGATGCGGCGATGTTCCTGGATGCCGTCAGATACAACGGTGCGCACGGAGCAAAACTCGACCCTTTTGACCGTGCCCGTTGCACCATCATTGCGGAGCGATTGAGTATTCCGCTGGATGCTGTAGCGGGCGCACTCAACATGCCGGTCGACAAGTTGGCGGCGTTGCACACGACAAGGACGGCGAAGGATTCCGGTGGCTTGACCATTCCCATCAAGCGGACGTTTCGCCACATGGCGGGTCGCAAGCTGAACAAGCGGCAGGAATCGGCCAACGAGCGGTCAAGCGGCATGAACCAAGTGTTTTACGCCAACCAGTTGATCGACTTGATCGAAGCGAAGTTGTTGGACAAGGACGATGAGAAGCTGCTGGAGCGTCTGCTTGTTCTGCATGGGCTGTTGGAAGAATTGTTGGTTCAGGCGTAAGGGTGTCAACCCGGCGCGGCTGGGCCGGGCATGGCCCGGCATGGCGTGGCGAGGCGCGGCGCGGCGAGGCTTGGCTTGGCGGGGCGAGGCAAGGCGCGGCAAGGCAAGGTTTTATTGAACAGAGACGCACAAGCCAACGTGGCACGGCCAGGCAGGGCGGGGCACGGCCAGGCAAGGCAAGGTTTTTCAATTTCTCCCTTTCACAAAGGCAATCGAATCATGGCGACGAAAACGAAATCGGACAGCAACAACCGCGTCGCGGCGCACCTCGATGCGCCGGCGTCGATGCTACAGGAAATCATCGTCTTTCGCGTGGTCGGAATCTCTCCGCTGCTGCAAAACAATCCGGCCAATTTCATCGGCGTCGTTGAAGCCGACGTCCTCGGCACGAAGAAAACCTACGACGATGCGAAAGAGGCCGAGATGCGCGTCTACAAGGACAACGACGGCGCGTACTACCACCCGGCGCAGGCGTTCATCAAAGCGATGGTTCGCGCCGTGACTGGCAGGAAGTTCGGCAAAGTGACGGCCACCAACGCCATCAAGAGCGCGGTGTTCATCGCAGAGCCGCATTGCGTCATCCTCGACGCCAGCGGCAAGCCGGCCACGAAGTACGCCGTTGACCGGCAGCCGTGCGTCGTGGGCAAGGCTCGCATCCTTCGCTGTCGCCCGTGTTGGGCCGAATGGAAGATGGATGTTGCCATGGATTTTGACGCGGGGCTTATCACCGCGCAACAGATTCGCGACGCGCTGGCGCTGGCTGGGCGGACGGTGGGCATCGGTGACTACCGGCCGGAAAAGGGTGGCGGCTTCGGACGGTTCAAAGTGGAGTAGGAATCAACAAGGCACGGCGGGGCGAGGCTTGGCTGGGCGGGGCTTGGCTGGGCCGGGCAAGGCAAGGCGAGGTTTTTTCCGAACATAAGTGTTTAGTTCATCGGCGACATCTGCGGCGCTCTGCCGCGAGTCGCCTTCCGCGAAGGGAGGGGATTCTATGTCTAAACCCGCCAAGCCGCGCCGCCCGCGATGCCCCGTCTGCCGCCTGAAAATCCGCGGCCCCAACCACGAGGACGGGGAGGCTCATAAGCGAGCGATGGCGAAAGGGGGACGGCGATAAGTTTGTTGATGCGTAACTTTTCACCACTTATCACGCCGCGCTGCGGCAGGAGGACGACTGATGAACAAGCCTTTAACTGCGAAGCAACTGCAAATCCTAGCCACCGTCCACGACACCCCGGTCGACTGGCCGGCGGAGTGCGCCCGGCTCGCCGAGCGTGTCAGCGACCTGGAAACCGTGTTGGCCGGCGACGATGAACCGCTAGCCGCCGAGCGCTCCGCGATGACAAAGCGATTTGGTGCCGGCAACTACGAAGTCGACGTGACATACCAATCGGACGGCGAAGCCACCTATCGCGTGAGCCTGATTTGCAACCCGTACACGAGGGGCGATGCCGCGCCGACGATTGAGGCCGCGACGATCAACCTGCTTCGCGCAATCGAAGGCCGCAAGCGACAAGACGCCGCGAAGGCCGAAGAACTGAAGAATGCCAGCGCGGTCGACATTGCCGGCGCGCGGGAAGAATTGGAACACGCCGCGGCGTTGAAAGAGCAGACTGTCTAACCCTGACCCTACGTTGCGGCGGTTCAGCCGCCGGGAGAAAACCATGCAAATCCATCTAATCCAATCGTTCACCGACGTCCACCACAATCTAGCCGCCGCGCGGGAAGGTCGCCCGAACGGAACGTTCTTGGTCATTACTGTTGAGGATATTGTTATCAATATCCAGCGCGACGAAGCCCAACGTCTTTGCGACGCACTGAGCAAGGCTCTTACTTTGTGGGACGACCGCGTTGCCGCTGCCATGGAATCCGAGCCGGCGGACGTGGCTGGCGTGCTCGCGGAGCAGACAACGTGATCACTGCGATACGTCGAAACGGCAGCAAGAGAACCTACGCACTAATCACCGTGCGGGAAGTGCCGTGTGAGATGGTGCGATGCATAAAAACGGTCAACGGATGCCCGGTTGCGGTACGCTGCCGGAATGCAGCGGCGGTTGCCATCGACTTTGATCCAGACCGCACTATCGCTGAGGAACTTACGAATCACATTTGCAGGTGTTGCTACGTCCAGAGCAGAGAAGATTTTGAACCGACGTTTCGAGACATTCTAGAAGACGCCGGGGTCGAAACGCGATAACTTGGCGAAACAAACCTGAAAGGAAACCCCATGGAAAACCGCAAGCTGTTTCTCGTGCAACATCCCGATTGCCCCCTGTACGTGTTGGCCGAGAACTGGCAACAGGCGGTCGAGCGGTGGAAGGCGAAGATAAGCAACGTTGACGACCTAGAGTCGGTGGGCGACCCCAAAAACGTCTCGCTAATCGCCGACACGGACGAGATTCTGTTTTGATTCGGCGGCCCGGCCGCGACCACCCTCCCCCACCCAAGGCGCGGTCGGGCTGCCATTTTTATTTTGGAGGAACGAATCATGAAAACCTACCGCGGCTACCGCGGCGACGATGGCCTGAAGCACGTCGAAGTCCTGACTCCCCTTGTCCCGGAAATGTCGCCATCCGTGCGGCCGCTTGTCCCGCGCTACGATCTGTTTTCGTTCGCCATAACTTTCGACTGGGGGAAGGACGGCAACCGTGGCGCGTCACAGTTGGCCGTGGCGTTGCTGGCCGACGCGATAGACGCCAGCGTTGCCAGAGGCAAGTGGCACGTTTTCGTCCACGATGTCGTCTGGAAACTGCCCGACGAATGGACGTTGAAGGAAGAGGAAATTCTCGCGTGGCGCTACCCGCAGGCGACGCCAATTCCGCCCGACCCACCGCCTTCGCCCAACGCCGCCGCCCTGCGCGACTCCATCGCCGCCGAGACCGCGCTATGGCTCGCCGTGCGGATACTTGACTGGATCGAGCCCAACGGTTTCACGCCGCGCATCAAAGCGGCGGCCGACGAACTGCGGGCGCTTGCGCGTGATATGGCGGAGCATAACGATCGAATGGAGAGCAACTGACATGCACTCCCTAGCAACCGCCCTCGCCGCCGCCGAACAACTGCGCGACCTGCTGGCGCCCGCCTGCGAGCGGATAGAAATTGCGGGGTCGCTGCGCCGCGGCAAGGCGACCGTAAAGGATATCGAACTCGTAGCCATCCCCCGCTACACGCTCGACTTGCTGGGCCAGCCGATGGATTCGATGCTGGACGCGACGGTTGACGGCTTGGTCGCGGACGGCACGATTCTCCGGCCGACGAAAGACGGGCCGCGATACAAAGCGTTTTGGCTTGCGGACCCCGGCATTCAGGTTGACTTGTTCGTTACGGATCCCGAGCGCTGGGGCGTGTGCTTCGCGCTTCGGACTGGGCCCGCAGCGTACAGCAAGGCTTGCGTCACGTCGCGTAGCGTCGGCGGCCGGCTCGAACCCGGCTTGTTTGTCCGCGACTGCCGGCTGTGGGCCAGTGATAACACGGTAATCGAGACGCCGGAAGAACGGGATTTTCTGGCGCGATGCGGCGGGTGGGTTGAACCGGGGGAGCGGAAATAGGGGTTCCCTAACGCATACTCCAAGGGCCATGCCGCAACGGAAAGAGTCTCGTAAATACGGGAAACTCCTGCGATATATCCGCGATGAGGTGTAAATACCGACGTGTTTCGGCACTTCGATACTCGGCTCCTAGATTCCATGCGTTTACCGTCGTCTCGACAGCTAATGTCATTGCATCTGCAACATATCGCGGCACTTCGTGTGCTGCGACAACAAGCCTCCATGTTCCGCTATTGATGAGCGGAAAACGCATCGCGAGCAACTCATCGATTCGTGCTCGTTCTGTCGCAAGTGCGAGCGAAGTCGTAGCGGAATCTATCGGTCGCATACGCGGCTTCACGTCATGCACAAGACGGAGCCACATTACCCATAAAGTCTTAAGAGTTCTTGGCGCGTTATCGTAGATAGGTACGGTATGCTGTCGATATCGCGCGCCGATATTCCGCGCGTGCCCGACATAACGCGGCTCTGCAAATATAGGGCAGTACAGGCCGTAGATTGTTTGGGTGCCAGTTGGCGAATACCTGGAGTTTGTGATGCGAGTTGGCGTATTCATGTCGCGCAGTGTTCTTCAATAATTTCTCTAATCCGTTGTCCGACGGTAACGCCCCGCTTTGCGGCGTCTTGCGCCAATCGGCTCGCTAATGTCTCGCCAAGGCGGGCGGAAATCAGGATCGTAGCCGGCTCCGCTCCCGCCGCTGGACGGCCGGGGCCAGGACGTTGCCAGCCTTTCTTTCGGCGTTTCTTGCGTGGTTTGGCGGTGCTCATACCGTAAGTCTATACCCGGTAAGCGTTTCTGTCAACGGAAATATTTCCGGGAAAATTACCGGATTTTCTCCCCAAGCTATTGTTTCTGTAGACGAAATAAGTATAATCAGGGCATAAGGCAAAGAGACAACGAACCCGCACAACACAAGGAGAAGAACAATGACCACCACGACCAAACTAACCGAAACCCTCCGTGAAGATCTCGTTACCGCGGTACTCGCCGCAGACCTTTGCTGCCCCGAAGTCGTCACCGACGCCGTGCTCGCCGCGGCAGAGCGTGGGGGACGCGAGGCCGCGCTCGCGGAACTGGAGCGAGCCAAGGCGGGTGACGACGCGGCCGCCCGTAGTCTGGGCATCTGATTTTCACCCGCGGCCACGGCCGCACAACCACGAAGGAAACGAAAATGTTCACAGTGCAAGTCAAATCAATCGGCGGTGGCTGGACCAGTCATTCCACCCACGCCAGCTATCGCGACGCGGTCGACCAGGCCGACATGGTTCATGGCCGCGTGCTGATTAGCGAGACCAGCCTGCCCGATGACGCCGCGTGGAAGTACGCGGTCGAGAATCAGGGATTCACCGGCGACTTTGCCGCGTGGCAGACGCAGGACGATGGCGAGCGCGCGGAGTACGAGGTGGGCGCGGCCGGCGTGTCGACCACCTAACTGCCCTACTGATTTTCCCCCGCGGCTCCGGCCGCACACAACCACTGTTGCAGCGACAACTATCTAGCATTTTCGTATTGGCTGGCAGGTCTCAGTTGTGCGGGACATCCCGCGTGCCGGGACATCACGTTCGGCGCTCTGAAGCGGCTCGTGGATGACCGTGCCAGAGCTCAGCACAGTCAATCCGTGCTGAGTTTAATTTGATGCCCGACGGCCTGCGCATTGCAGGAGTAACCACCCCCGCGGCTCCGGCCGCGATAACCACGAAGGAGAAACGACCATGCTGGACAGAATCAACAAGGCAGCCCAAGAACTGAGCGCAAGGGTTTTGGCCCCCAAGAAGCTACAGGTCGTCTACACGCTGGATAACTGCGACGACGACGACATCACGTGGAGCGCGCCAGTTGCATCGCCGGAGGGAGTCACTCTTTATGGCACGGCCTTTGTCGACGGCCGGGACTACACGATCAAGGCTCGTGGCACGATGGCTGTGCGGGGTGGCATGTTGTGGCTGGATATAGCGCCACCTGACGTCGAGGTCAACGGCCAGGAGCGACCGACTGGGACGGACCTAGCCGAGGAGATCGGCTACGGACCTGCAAAATCGCATGATGTGCTGATAGTCGGCGACCTGCTTATTAAGGTCAAAGCGTAACCACCCCCGCGGCTCCGGCCGCAAGTAACCACGGGAGTCGCGACCCGATCTATCGCGACGGCTGACGGCGAGCCATCACAGCCGCGGAGGTAAGAACGATGAGAACTGCATATTGCCCCAAGAGCCATGAAGAATTGGCCAGCGAGTCGGCCGGCAAAGCCTACGGCCACGTCCCCGGTCACCAGTACCGCGACGTGAATGTCGTGGTCAGCACCCGCGGCGACAAGTTACGCTGCCACGTCGTCGAGTCGTGGGGCTCCTGCCAAGGCTACGACGAGGAGCACGGGCGCCGTGAGGCCATCGGGCGTGGCGAGTCGATTCGCGGCGCGGTGGACGACGCCCGCCAGCGGTCGCGAGACGCCGGGATTGACTGCGAGTACCTTGAGCAATCGCTGAGCTTGGCCGAGGATTCGGCCGAGGAATCGGCGGCTGAGTGCCTCGACTAAGCAGAGGGCGCGGCGAAAGCCGCGCTAATGCACTCGCCACGTTGGCGAGCGGTCCCAAGTCCGCACAACACGAAGGATGAGCCATGCGACCACCCAGCGAAATCCATTCCGCCCTGGCACTGCTACAGAGCGAGCTAGACCGACTTGGGCCGCGGGTAGCCTGGTTCGTCCATCATGCCGATGCTGACGCCGTTATCGACAGTCTTTCCACCGAAGACGCGGAGCAGCTGGACTCAGATTTGGTGGCGTGGAATCACCTACGCATCGCCAGCGACATCCTAGCGTGGGTCGCAGGTGGGTCGGCGATGGACTTCACCCCGCCCACCGATTGGCTGTGTGCGTTTTTGCTGGACGACCCGGCGCAACTAAACGACGCGCCGCCAGAAAATAACTAACCACCCCCGCGGCTCCAGCCGCAACTAACCACGAAGGAGAAGAACATGACGACCACGAAAACCAAATCTGCCTACAGCACCACATTCCACCGCGACGGCACGGTCACAGTCTGGGACGTGTATAGCCAGTCGTGGCTACGCACGCGGCGCCCCAGTGACCGCATCCTTGCTTCGCTCAACGGCAAGGAGCGAGACCGCGTTATCCGACACTGCGGCATGTAGTACCCCGCGGCTCCGCCCGCAACACCAACGAGGAGGAAATTGTGAAATATCACTGTTGGACGAACTACTGCACAGGCCCACAGGACGCCGCAGACGTAACTGGCAAGGACGCAGCACTACGGTGGCTCGCTGAGCGCCAAGACCCGGCGCATATGGAGGACGGCAACCGCGCGCTCCCGACCCAAATCCGTAGCGACGGCACAATCGTCGCTGATCTGACGGTGCGGGGATGCGTGTCGAGTTCCGGTTACGCCGAGCCCTGTGACGACTAACTTTTCCGCGGCCTAGGCCGCAAAACCACGAAAGAACAAGCCATGCCCACGACCACCAAGCCTACCCTCGAACACGGCGAGCTAACAGCAATCATCATCGGTACGGTGGTTGCCGCCGACCGCGGCATCAATGCAGGGGAACTCACCCGAAAGCTGAACGCATGGGGGCATCGCGTCACGGCAGCCCAAATGAGCGTGCGGCTTGCCGAATTGGCCCGCGACGGCCGAATTGACCGGCTTCGCCGCGGCGTGTACGCGGGAGTGTAATTTCACCAGCGGCGCGCTCGAGGGGCCATTTACGTCGCTACCAATTCCGCGGCCCCGTAATGCCGCCGCCCCGCGTCCACGTGCAGGTACGCCTCGCTACGCTGCTTGCCGGTCGGGTCCAAGCCCAAGTGCCCGGCCAGTCTGTCGATTTCGATTGCCGGATCGGCGAGCAACCGATCGTAGTCAACAGTGTGGTGGCGCCGCGTTGCCAAGAACGCACACTTCGCCTCATGCAAGAATCGTTGGTGCCGCTCGATATCAGCCGCGGAAAATCCATTCCGTACCACGTCGACGCGCCGCTGCATGGACTCGATTGACTCTTCAAGACTCCTTTCGCAGTTGACGATCAATAGCCTCTCTTTGCCAACGACTTCCTCGACGGTTTGCGCGAGCGCGCACAGTTGCGGATACTTGCCGCCGGCAATCGTGCCAATGTTGTACGCTTCCCTCGAGCGTCCGCGCGACCACTTCGCGAACCGGCCTTTGAAATGGGCGAGCGTTCGCTTCAATTCGGTGGCGGGAAGCGGGAGAATTTCCTCACACATAGCGGCCAAGTCGCGGGCTTCGCTGGGCGGTTTCTCGAACCCGATCATGACGTTGCCCAGGTGGACGCCGAGCTTCCGCAGGATCGTCGCGACGCACGATGAGCCGCTACGGTGCGCTCCGAGGACCAGCACGAACGGCACGTCGACGGCTTTCTCTTGCACCTCGTCGAGAGCCGGCCAGTAGCGCTCTGGCATGACCTGCCCTTTGATGTTCGAGTGCGACTCGCGTTGCCCGACAAGCCACTTGCCGGGCGCATAGATTTTGCGCTGAGCCCGCCCGTGCATTCGCCCGTAGTGGTGGTCGATATGATGCCCTTGCCGCCACTGGTCGCTGCCCACGTTCAGCCAGCGATAGAGCACCTGCATAAACTCTTTGCCGCGGCAACCGTAGGCGTGGGTGCGATTGACGTTGTACGGGACGAAAACGTTGTCGGTGATTCGCAGCGGCGGCCGGCTTTCGACGTCGAGCAGTTGCCCGCCCAGGTAGATCCATTCCCAGTCATCGGGCAGTTCAGTGAAAAACTCCGCACACTTGGCGGCGAAGTCGTCACAGAATATCGCGTCGTCCTCAAAGATGAGAACCGATTCCGTCCCGCTGTTGATTGTCTCTTCGATGATTCGCAAGTGTGTTCTGAAACAACCGAACGCTCCGGCCCCTTGCTTCCACCAGTCGGGATGTTTGGCCAGCTTGCCGTCGATGCCGGTGTAGCGCTGGACCTCGCGAAACGGCCAATCGGCCGGCAATCCGGCGGTGAATTCCTCCCACCGATCCGGCCGGCGGTCCAGGTTTATGCAGACGACTCGCTCGAAAATACTTGACAGCGACATTGCGGGGGTCCAATATCTAACGGCGGGGGGCGAAGGAATCACAGGAGAGGCACGAGGCTATTTTCTGGGCGTGACGGAATTTTCGGACGGTGCATTTGCCGAAGATCGCGCAGGCGTAGAGCGGTTCGGTCTGGCCGCGTCGGCTGCAAAGCCGGTTTTTCTTCGTGCCTTTTTGCTGGCCGCGATGTTGGCAGGGGATCATTTCGATAGGGGGTGGTTAATGGGTCGGCGACAACAGGGGCCTTTTTCGATGGCCGTGTCCGCGACGTGCGGGGTCGTGTTCGTGTTGATGCTGTTGGGGTGTTTGTTGTTGGGGGCGGTCTCGTACCTCGCCAACATGGACATCCTCGAAGAGGTTGAGCGACGGCGCGAAGCTGAACGGGCAGCGGAAAATTCTGTCAACGTCGACGAATCCGCACCGTGAACATTTCCGGACGCTGTGTTGGCAAGGGAGCATGGCTAAAGCGGGAATTCCGCCTCCTCCACCGTGTCGTCGACCGTGACGTCTAATTCGTAACTCCACGTGTCGGCTTCATCGATGCCGTCCAAATGGTCAACAAGCATCCAGACCGTGAAAATGTCGTCGTCGTTTACCGCCTGCGTCCACGTGTAAGAGCCGTTGAATTTTTCGGGTCCACTTCCGCCGGCGCACTCCGGCGGGTCGGCCGCCAGATTTATCCACGGAACCCACCAAGCCGAAAACGGAATTTCGATCACCTTCGTTCCGTTGCGGCGAACCTCGAAGAAATAATTCGCGTTGAGATTTTGGCAAGCGTCTTGCGGGTCAGTCAGCCGGCTCAGGTTCACCGATAGCGAAAACTCCACAAAGTCGGCGAGGCCAATGTCTGGATCGTTGATTTCGATTTCGTTGCTGCCGTTGTCAAAAATCTTCCGCGACGCATCTTTCATCGACACCGACTTGGCAACGATGGGCACTTTTTGATACGTGCCGCTGAGCGTGACGTTTCCGCTGGCGGAAGCGCCGAGGTGTTCGCGGTCTACCTTCTTACTTCCGCTGCCCGATCCGCTACTGCTAGACCCGACGCCCGGCGTCAAGCCGCCTCCGTCACCGCAAGGTTCTGTGACCACCAAACCGATGCCCAGCGTTTGGTCGCACTTCACCCGCCGGCCTACCTCGAATTCGCCGTGGCAAATCGAGTAGACCTCGACGGCATCTTGATCGGCCGTGGCCGCATCGTCGCCGCTGCTGCTGCCCGTGCAATCGGGCGACTCGACGGGCACGCCGGCGTCAACCAGGTCGCGGCCGTCGCGATAGAGCACTTTGACGCGGCCCTTGCCCATGCGGTCGCCAACCAACGGCGTTACCGTCTCCGTTACCCGCGCGATAATGCAGTGCGGGTCGGGCGTGCGCTGTACGCGGATATAGCTATTCTCGCTCTCCTGCTCCACGCCCAGAATCGTGAAGCCGTACATCTTCCCCACGTTGAGCGAGCCGAAGCCGTGGTCCAGCCCCGCGGCCCAGCCGATTCGCGGGGTGTCGCCGTGATAGCGCACCTTCGCCGTGTCAAAGTCGTTGATCGGCCGGCCCCAGTTCCAGCTTCCGGCCACGATCGGGTAGGCTTCGTTTGTCCAGGCCCCCAGAAACGAGCCACCGCCACCAACGCCCGGCAAGGCCAATGTCATCTTCGCCGGGTCGTGTTCGGCGCCGAAGTCGCAAAGCTGGATCGTGAAAACGGAATACGCCGGTAGCGCAATGTCCGACCAGAATCTCACGAACTTATTTCGTGCGTCGGGCACACGGTCATGGACGATCATGCCCTCTTCGTAGTGGCCGCGATTGAGCGAATACTGCTGGCGTGCGTTGCGAGCGAGCGCGTTGTATTCGTCGGCCGACATGCGGTCGCCGGCTTGCTTCTCTTGCAGATTTTCGGCCGTCACTCGCGCCATGAATCACCGCCATCACAGAGAGAATATCCCCGAATGATCTTCGGGCGGGTAGTTTTTGTAGACCGCGCCCGTCTCGTAGTCAACGATTTCTTCCCACGCTTCTGTTTTGCTTCGCCAGAACTTATTCCAAGTTTGCGGCTTGTAGTTGTGTTTCATCGTGACGTTCCAGGCGAACCCGGTCCCGTCCGTCTTGATCGTGCGGGATAGATTCGGCGGCGTGTAGAGCAGCGTTTCCGCGGCGAACGTCAGGCCCAGAAGCGGCGTCACCAGCGCCCCGTCATTGACCGTGCCAACCAGGTCAAGCAAGTCTGTCGATAGCGCGGCCACTTTGAAGAACGTCCGCACGATGTTCAGGCCGCGAATCAATTTGCCGGGGGCTTCGTTTTCCGCCAGCGGATCGCCGTCGACAGCCGACCAGCGGAACCGCTTGTGGTCCAGCGGGAAGAATTCGGCAGTCGGTTCCAACGACTCGGCAAGTAAATCCTCGCCCTGCGCGGAAGAATAGTTGACCGTCACGAACGCATCTTCGTAGGTCATAAGCTCCTCGTCCCCGTCGGTCGTGTAGAACGCGGAGAACGGCGAGATAACTGCGGACACGGCGCGCGGCTTGGCGGTGAAGCTCCCGTGCGGCCACTCGCGCGCGTTGCCGATCAAGTCGAATACCAGAGCATGGCGATTCGCCCACGGCAGTTGCAGTTCTACCGACGCAGTAATCTCATCCGCGCCCCAGTTTTCCGTCACCGACGCATGGACTTCCCTCGCGGCGATCGTCGGACTCCACTTGGTCATGTCAGCGCCCCCAGCGTTTTGAGTTTACGTGGCAGCGCAGTCAGCGCCTCAGTGTTCGCCTTCGCCTCTTCAAGCTCTTTCTTTTGCAGTTCGATGGCCTCGCGTTCTACGGCCTCACGATTAGCCACCGTTTCGTCGAAGTTGCTTCGCGAACCCGGTTGATTCCGCTCGGCGGCGATGGCGGCGAACGTCTCTAGTTCCTTCTGCCGCAAATTCTCTTCAAGCCTTGCCAACTTGCTGTCCAGTGCAGCTTCAATCTGCGCTTCCGCTGCCGCGAATTCCGGCGAGCCGGCATGGACGTCGGGCGAATTGATAACGTCCATCGCGGCCTTGATGGCGTCGGAACCTTCCTTGCGGATTCGTTCGGCGGCAGTAGCGGCGACAACGTCCGGGTCAGTGCCCGGCCCGCCCGTGAACATCGCGTCTAGTTCCGCCTGTCTGGCAGCCTTACGCGCCTCTGCGCGTGCGGCCCTGTCCGCCGCCTCTTTGTCCTTTGCGGCCTGTTCGGCGCCGGCGGCGTCCATGATGCGTTGCCGCTGGTCGGCCGACATAAACCGATTCCCGCCCGCGCCTTTCGCGCCTTCTGCGACGGCCTCTTCTACGGCCGCATCACCGTCGCGGATAATATCGCCAAGCTTTTCGATGGCCCCGACGATCTTATCTTCGGGCTTCACCGCGGCGTTTTGGATTCGCGCGTTGAGCGCCAACAAATCTTCCACGCCCGGCCCGCCGCCGGCCTTCGCCTTCTTTCCCGCGCCCACGTCGCCGCTGCCATCGCTGCCGTCGAATCCGCCGTCTTTGTTCTTGGCACTCGCGTCGTCTTGTTGCTGGCCTCGCCGCGATTCCTCGGCGTCTTTGACTCGCTTATCGAAGTCGGCCATAAGCGATTCAACCGTGAAGCCCTCAGTACCTTCCAAGACGTCGGTAAGCTGCAAACTGCGAAAGGCGTCGATCATCTGCTGCGGACCCTTGAGCGAAGCGACCATTGCCGCCGCGATTTCACCCGCGTTCTTGCCGATGTTGCCAAGAATCGTTGAGATGTTTTCGCCCAGGGCTTCCCATGCCGTCTGAATAAAAGCGACGATGCGAATGGTCGCTTTCATGTACGTGGACAGATCGTCCTCGCCTGTCTTCAGCCCGTCCGACGCGCCGCCCATCGCCTCTGCCCAATCCGCCATAGCCTGTGACATTTCTCGCAGTAGCGGCAACGAGCGTTCGATTTCATCGGCGAACGTATCCATCAGCGGCAACAGCGCATCTAGTGCCGGCAGCAGCGCGTCGCCGATTTCCTTCGAAATTTCGCGGAACCGCGCGGCTTGCCTCGCCAGCGTGTTGCTCCTGGAATCTTCCGTGCGCGACAGGTCGCCCACGGCTTTACCTGCCCGTTCATAAGCAAGAGCGACGGTAGCCTGCGCCTTTTCGAGTTTTGTCAAGTCCTTGGCGACTGACTTGCCAGTCATCGCGAACGCCTTCGCCTGCACATCGGTTTCGAGAATCACAATACCGAATTGCTTCAGCGATTCCCGCTCGCCAGTCAAAGCGGATTGCAGCGCATAGAGCGCTTGCGGAGTTGAACCGACACCCTCTTTGAAACTCGCTACATCCGCGGCGAGCCTCGCCATTTTCTCGGCCAGTTCCGCAGATTCGTCAGCCGTCGCCCCGATTCCCTGAACGATGTTTCCGGAAGTCGCAAGCAGTTTCTTTAGCTCGAACGACGCGAAGCCGGCCTTGTGCGCGAATTCGTCCACGAACTTATTCATGCGCCCGACGGCCGGGCCGAATACGGTATCGAACGCGCTGCCGGCATCTTCCGCCTCAACGGCCATGCCGATAGCCGCCTTCGTAAAATTCGCCAGCAGGCGGACAGATAGATAAGCGCCAATCGCGCCGCCGACTTTTGCGAACGTGCTACTCACGCCGCTGCCCCAGCGCTTGATGCTGCTCTCAGATTGAGCCAGCGCACGCTTTAGCGGGTCGTTGTCCCCGCGAAGTGCAATAGTTGCGTCATCGGCCATTGGCTTTCCCCTTCGGCCTAAAGCCTTTCGCCGCCGCCCAAGTCAAATACTCGTCCCAGGTGTCGAATTTCAAAGCTTGCACGTCGCCCAGGAAGTTGACTCCGCTCATCATTAGTTGCTGGTCGATGGTCATGGTGGCGATATCGTGGGGAGTGTATTTGTACAGGCGTGCCAGATTGCGGTATTTGTCCTCTGTCTGGCCCGGACGCGGCATCGCCTGCCCGGCGTCTTTCGACGCGGCGGACGCTACGGGGTAGGGTTTTTTTTGGCTTCGCTGCCTCCCGCTTCGTGGAGGTCGAACACGTTTTGGACTTCCCTGAGATTCGTTGCCGCCTTGCGATTCGCCTTGCCCTCTCGCGTCGTCTCGGCGAACAGCGTTGTGCGCAGCCAGTCCCTACGAATCTCTGGGTGATTGCGGTGGATTTTTTGCCAGAGGATTTGGACCCAGCCGTCCAACGTCATCAAGATGCGTTGCCCCTCGACGTCGGCCGCGGAAATCGAACACGCCTCGCGAATCAACAGACGCCGCAACGATTCACGCTCACTCGGCTTGACATGCTCCAACATACGCAAGCCGTTATTCAAGAATGTTTTCTGAATAAAAGAGTCCAACTCCGCATGATCTTGCTCGCAAAACGGCGACGCCATGAACGTGTGCTTCACGCCATCTTCGTCGAATAGTTCAAGCGGCGTGCGCGCGGCCGTGGCCTTCTGCCGTGCTTGTCGATGAGCGGTGTCCGTGGCCATGAGCTACCCGTGAAATAAAAACCGGCCGGGGTGCAAAAGCGAAGGGGGTGGATGTTGGCCTCGCTTGCCCCGCGGCCGGGAAGAATCGCTACGAAGCCAGCGGCCAGAACGTTGCACCGCCCGGGGTCTTGATGAAGCCCGTGCCCTTCGCGCCGTCCGGGTCGATGCCGTCCATGCCCATGTTCACCGTGCGGCTGATGATGTCGCCGGTCTCCGGGTTGACGCTGATGCCGGTAAAGCCCTCGATATGCGCCCACTTCAGGTGCCAGTACAAATCTTCGGTGACGAAACACTTCAGTTCCAACGACTCCTCGATCTGAATGGCGTTGTGGATTCCGCCGCTTCGCTTGGTTTCCTGCTCAACGACGGCGAGCGTGAAATCAATCGGCCCTCGCGTGCGGCCGGTCCAGCAGCCCGTCGACGAATTGACGTAGGTTTTCACGTCGCTGGTAATCGTCAGTGTGGCCGTTTCCAAATTCGGCCATTGATCTTCGCCGCCGGCGCCGCTGTCGCTCGCATCGCCCAACGAGCCTTCCACGTCGGCCGGCGTGTCGTCCTTGACGCTGATGACACGAATTTGCGTCCCGCAGATTTGCGGCACAACCGGCGTGGTCAGGTCCGACAATGCCGCTTGCCCGTCGCTGCGCGTCAACGTCAGGTGCCCGCCGAAGTCGGTTTGAATGTTGATGATTTCGCCGCTGCCCCAGTTCCACGTGACGACAACTTGCGTCACCATCGCCGTGCCGCTGTAGATGGTTCCCGTGCCGGCCTGTTGATCGTTGTCGGGCGCAGTAAAGCCTTGGAAGGCGAACGTGTAGCCGGGCATGACAATCGGCGTGTGGCCGTACTGCTGAAAACTGCCCGTCCAATCGCGGACGCCTCGCCGCCGGCCACTGCCTGCTTTCGTGTTGCTCGCCACGTATTTTTGCGCGGCCTGGGTATCTTCGATCGACCACTGGCGAACGGTATTGCGGCCGTTCACGACGCCGAACAATCCAGAGTGAACGCCCATGTTGTTATTCCTGGGTTAGGAGGTTTTGAATATCGAGAGTACGAAAGTGCATCTCGACTTCGATTGTCATGATCGAAGAAAAGCCGGCGATGCCGCGGTTGCGCCGCGCGTCGCTTTCGCCGTGCTGAGTACCAACCACGTCAGTGCGTTTGACGAAGTGTTCGTAGCTGCTGGACGTGTTGGGCGGCCAGCGAAGGGCAGTCAGCACCCGTTTCCAATCCATCATGCAAGCGATGATGGCCCATTCGATCGGCAGCAAGAATTCGTTGAGCCGGTAATCCCCGGTCGTGATGACCCATCCCCATTGCTTGATGATGCTGCTGGTGCTTGACGTGCGGCAAAGCCGAACCGGCGACAACCCTTCGGACGTAAGCAGCACTTCCGGCAAGTCGGCCGTCGTGGCCGAAGCTTTGATGGGGTCGCGCACGCGCGGGTCGTTGAACTGGATGCGATTGCCCGGCTTCACCAGGTCGGCGAATATCGGCTGCTTGGCGACAAGCTCCCACAGGGCGTCATGCACCAGCGTCAACGGGTTGGGCTTGCTGCTGCTCACCGCTCATTCTCCCGATGGATGGCGATGAGTGCGCGCCGCATGTCCGAGGCCATTAACTTTCGCGTGGGCGTATCAGGCTCAACGATGATCTCGCGTTTCGGCAGTCCGCCGCTGGTATTGCCGGCCTGATGGAAGCTCGCGATATCGGCGATGGTTGCCGTGCCGCCCGATTCGTGCCGTCCCGGGCCACCGAACCCGACGCGAATCCCGTCTCGCAGCATTTGTTCGAGCGCACCGGCCGCCCCGATGAACGCCGGCGCCAACGCCGCGAACATTGTCGACGTGTCCCGAAGGATGGCGACAACCCGCTTGCCTTTGCCCTTGCGGCGTCTGGCAAGCGTCGACGGTTTCAGTTGCTCCCAGTCCCCGCCGCCGCGGCTAAATCGCGCGAACCGGCGTTGGGCGAAGCCGCGATACCTCGCTCCCCATTGTTTGTACGCGCCGATAATCCGCGGGTGATTCGCGCCGCTGATGGCGCGAATCAAGCCGCGAAGGCCGTACAACCGAAGTCGAACTAGACTCTTGATTATCACGCCGTCGAGCCTTCCGGTTCGTTGGGGGGGAGCAAGTCTTTGCTCCCCTCGTCTCTGTCAATCACTGTTTCGGTGTCGTCTGGCGGAACAACGTCGCGGTATCCGTCGCGGTAGGAAAACTCTTGGCAGATCGATTCTGCCGCCGCGATGACGTGAGGGTGGCCAATGATCGTGACTGACCGGGTATTTTGATCGTCGCGAATAAAGCCACCAACGGCCCAAATTCTTTGGCACAAAGCCTGAAGAGTTTCGGGCGTAGCCTTGTCGACTGTGTACGTGCATTCTTGATAGTGAGGCATGTTGATTTTCTTGAAAGGTGTGCCGCGGGCCGGTGATGGTGCGGTATCACGCGGCCCAGCGGCACGCTCCCACGAACGGAAGGTCCTAGTGAATCGGACTAGCTCCCGCTGGCAGAGCCGGCTTGGTACGTGCCCTTGATGAGCGTGCTCGGGCGCGTGCAGATATGCAGCGGATTGGACTGCGCGTGCAACTCGACGCCCTTGTCGAACCGCATGCGCTCCTGCTTGACGTAGATCGGCCGGCCCGTCGTGTTGACCGTCTCCATGAAGTCGCCGGGCGCGTAGATGACTTGAAACAAATCCGGCACGCCCACGGGGAAGAAATACGCCTCGTCGTCGGCGATGAACTTCGTGCCACCAACGCCGCCGCGGTAGTTCTCCCACATGATGTCGGCGAACATAAACCCGCCGCCGACGCCGTTGGGGCCGCGCTGGGTCGCTCGGAAAAACGCGGAATCTTGGAAGCGGTCGTAAGCTTCCTTGACTTCGGCGTTGGAAATCAGTTGGTCGAAAAACGTGTTGCCGCAGAGGCAATGGATGCGCTGGTACGTGTCCATGCCAAGCGCGTCTTCCATGTCGCGGATGATGTCCATCGCCTTCGCCTTGACGCTGAAACTGGCGACGTCGAGGTAGAACACTTTCGTGGTCTGGGTGATGCCGAACTCGGTGAACCAGTTGAACAGCGTCGTGGACGCATCACCGTCGAGCACAACGCCTTTCACCGCGCCGATGCGATGCCATTCCCACGTCGCCTCGAAGCTTTGGCGCATCGCCGCCAACTTGTCGTTGACGTGCTGAGAAACGGTTTCCAGTTCGGTTTCACTTCCGAACGCTCGGATGTTTTGCACGTCGTCGGCGAACACCGCCGCGTTGAGCGGAATGTGCGGCACAACGAACGAACGTGCATGGCGGATTGGGCCGCTGAACACGGTTGGCTGGGTGCCACGCGCCGCCGTGCTCAACAAGTGCAACTTCCCATGGCGCTCTTCGATGAGCGCTGTCGTGGTCATGATGCCACGCTCGGTGAAGAGTCCCATCGACCCCAGCCGCTTCGGCGCGAAGGGCGCTTTGTTGATGGCCGTTGTCAAAGACAACGTGCTGAAAGCCTTTTGGTTGAAAACGTCCAAGGCGACCATAAGAAAAGTCTCCTAAAAGGTTGCTTCGCGGCAAGCCGCGCGGGGTGATGCCTTGCGGCCTACGTGGTTTGCGTGGAAGTCTTTGTCGGTTCGCTCTTGGCGATAATCGGCGGCGACAGCGCAGCCAAGCGTGCGACCAGTTCAGCGGCCACGAACGCGGCGTCGGCGTAATCGGCGGCCGGCAGTTTGTTCTGGTTGATGACCGCGGGGCCGCGGCGAAGGACGGCAACAACCTTTGTGCCGGCTGCCGCCAAGTTGTCGACGTTTTCGAGTAACACGCCGTCCACCGAAGCGTGTTCGGCGGTGCGGGCCGGCGTCCACGTTCCGCCCGACTCCAAAAGCGGAAAGCCGATCTCGAACGAGCCGGCCGCGGATTCGTCGTTGGTGAGTGTGATCGACTCGCGGCAATACTCCTGCGACTCTTCGTGAATCAGGAAGTCGCCCAACCGCTTGTCGAGTGTCAAAGGGGTTCCCATGTTCTTACAACTCCGTAGTGAGTGAATAAATTATCAAGCGATTGAACGTGAAACGATTTGCGGATTTACCCGGCCGCGGCGTAGGCTTTCGCTCGCCGTTCCATGTCGGCCACAAGCGGGTTTTCCTCGCCTTGCTGCTCGCGAACGCCAAGCTCCAGGACTTGCGGCCCGGTTTGCTCGCCTTTGATGACGGGCTCGTTTTTGGCAAGCGCGACGATCAACCCATCGAAGCCGTCGTTGACTGCCGAATCGGACAGGCATGCCGTGATGCCGGCATCGGCGAGGTACTGCTTGACCAGGTCGTCCCGCACGGCCGGCGTGATGCGATGCTCGGCAACCAGCTTGTCAAGCTTCGCCTGCCGGCTGTCTTTGATCGACGACAGCAGCAGCGGCGAAACGCTTGTCGGCTTGACGGGATCCGGCTTCGGTTCGGGCGCCGGTGGGTCGACGGGCGGGTCGGACAGCTTCGGGTCTTTCTTGACGCCGCCTTTCTTCGCCGCCTTGAACGCGGCGAGAATCTTGCTGCTGATCGCGGCATCGTTGTCTTCCGCCTCCAGGCTGATGCCTAGCTTCTTGGCGAGTGATTGCAACGCGGGCATTTTGCTTGCTCCTGAGAGGGAAAGGGAAACCGCATGGAACTTGTCCAGCTTGGGAATGACGGGGTAATCGGTAAGCGCAAGGTGCCTCACCGGCCGGTAGTACGTTTGCCCGTTGCCATCGGTGAACGAGGGCGGCGAATAGAGTGAGACGTCGGAATGCTTGAAAGCTTTCTCGGCTTCCGCGTCTCGGAATTTGACGTAGGCGAAGAGCGCAGACTCGCCGCGGCTGTTGATTTCCTTCGCCAGCTTGACGACTGTTCCGCGGCGCTTTTCCGGGTCGCTGGTATGCTCGATTGGTAGCGGGACTTCGATCCCCGCGGCCAGCATTTTGGCGTGGGTGTCCGCCCAGTGGTCCAGAGCCGCGTCGTCAACTTCCGACTCGAAGCGTTCGCCGTCGCCATTCTGCATCAAGAATTTGCCGGCGTAGATTACTTCCTTGCGGTAGACGCGCTCGGCGGGCGATTCACCGGCAGCGGCAAGAGTCCAGGCGTCGGTGCCCGGAAGCGGTGAATACTTGTGCGAAACGTCGAACATCAGTCAAGCCTTAAAATAAAACAGGGGCACGCGATTTCTCGCGAACCCCCGTAAAGGCTCGACGTCTACGGCGTCTGAGTAAAGGGCCGGCCAGCCCCGCCTCGCCGAAGTAGGCCGCGATATTTCCGCGGCCCCTGTGAGTTTATGCGGTTACTTTGAACACGTCTCCTGGATTGAAAGCAAACCCTGGATCTGGTCGCACTACCCGGCCGCCCTCGCCAAGCGGTGGGTGTTTGCTCTTGGCTTCCGCTTCACCGTGAAAGATCGGCAAAGCAGCGCACCGGCAATTGTACCCGTTCGGCGGCCAGTATTCTCGCCAGAATGGATTTTCCTTTGGCAGCCGCGTCCCGTCAAGAGCAACATGGCTCGGCCTTACCCGATCATCGCCCACCGTGTTGTACTCGTAGCCCCACAAAATGTCTTGGATGTCGGGATCCTGATCGGCTTGCCACCGGCCGGCGCCGTAGGTGAGTTGCGTTTGCGTCCGAAAGATTGCCTCTAGTCGATACGGTTGTTGGCCCATGCCTAGCGCGTCAAACTTCGCACCAATGGCCTTGATGCCCTCGCGCGTGTGCTCGCCGGCTGCGATGACTTCCGACACCACTGGCCGTAGCTCGCGCTCTACATGCTCGCCAGCCCCGCGCAGCACTTCCACGACGTCGGTTTGCAGGACCGCCTTGACCGCGTCGATGTCAAAGAATTTTCCGAGGGCCGTAAGTGCGCTGTCAAAGATGCCAAGCGTGAACGTCGTGTCTGCGGGCGCGCGCGGAAGACGGGCGATTAGTCGCGAGCGCTGAAAGCCTCGCCCGTAGGCTACCACCGCGGCGTCCAGCATGAGCGGCGTCAGCCGGTCGACCACCATGTCGCCCACGTCTGGCATCGGCCGGCCCGTGCGAATCGCGTGGAGTATTTCAGCTTTGATGCGGGTCGTGAGGGCGACGGCAGCGAGAGCGCCGCGGCGCTCGATAGAGCGGAGTTCGGTTTCGATGCGCGTGGCGTTGAGAGGGGAGGTCATTTCACGCCAATCGACTCAAGATATTTCAAGACCGTCTCTACATCGGCCCTTAAGTCCGGCCCCTCATGCGGACCCAGGTCGCATTCGACGTATGCCCAATCGAGCGACGATCCGCAAACATTTTCCTTCAGCCTTCGCATGGCTTCGGCAACTTCCTGTTCAGCTATCATCTACCACCGCCTTCGGATAATCGGTGAACGTCTTATCCACTGCCGAAAATCGAACCCTTCCGCCGTGAATGTCGCGAATCACTTCTTCAACGTGCTTCTTGTGATGCGCCGTCGGGTTCGGCGTGCCCTGTTCTTCCCCAGCCAGGTCGACAATCCGCCGCCATTCGTAAAGCAGCACGCCGGCCAGCATCGCGGTAATCTCCGTCACCTGTTCGGGCGTCACGGTGAACGGAATCGCATACGGCCCCTCGCGAAGCCGGTCGTCAATCCGCGTTTCCGCGCGTGCGAGCGCGTCCGCGATGGCCGCGGTAATCTTCCCGCCGTCGCCGTCGTTGTCGCGGTTTGCCCATTGGCTGACGTTATTCGCGCCAAAGATGCTTTCGACGTTGGCTCGCGTGGCGTAGGCCATTTCGGTAATCGCAGAGGTGAGTGTACCCGCAAATCTCACAGAGCCACAATTCGCACTGCGGGCATTGTGCTAACAGTTTCGTCTCGCCGCATCGCTGACACTTGCCGACTTTCTGAGGAACGATTGTGATTTCATTTCTAACGCGCTCGTCATGCTGTAAATCGCACCACATCTTCAATTTCCCCAGCCCCCACACGCGGCCCCGTAGGAATCAACGGTGAATTATAGCCAGCCGCGTCAAGGTTTGCATCCGGCCGCACCGGCACGTTCAAACGGTCAAACAGCGACTCCAAATCCACGCCGGAAACGAACGTCGCAAAGCCTTCGGGGTTGCCCACCATCGCCAAGAACAGTTGCCGCAAGAACTGAATCGCGAGGTCCGCGATCGGCGACGGCGAGAGGTACACGCTGCCTTCCGCGTCGGGCCCGAAGTTGAACCGCAAAAGCTGGTTGACCAAGTGCCAGTTGATATCTTGCACCAGCTTTTGATGGCGCAAGTCCATGTTTGCTATCGCGAGGTCCGCGTGGGCTTCCGCTTCCGCCTTCGTGCCAAACTGGCCTTCCAGGATGGCCCGCTCCGGCAAGCCGAAGGCGCGAACCAGCCGCGCGTCAAGGTACTTCTGCCGGTCGATGAAGTTTGCGCGGGCGTTGCCGGTGTCTGATAACAGTTCGATTTCCCACGCCTTCGGGAATTTGGCCTGGATATTCAGATTCGCAATCACCTCGTCAGCGAGCGACGGGACCGCGATGCCGCCGCTCGCCTCCAACGTGTTGAGCAGTTGTTTCGCGACCGTGAAATTGTCAGTGTCGACCCCGTTTACTTTCGACGTGCCGCGCGGATAGTGAACGACCCAATGCGAACCCGCGACCTTCTGGTCGTAGCGATTCGCCGCCGATTCGATTTTCAGCCAAGCGTCGTAGGTCAATTCCGCCTTCTCCATGATGGATTGACCACGCCAGTCCGTTCCCTCGACGTCGAAACTGAGCAACAGCGACTCCGGCACGCCAAGTATCACGGGCGTGCCCACAATCGATTGCTTCAGCCCGGCGTAAGCTCCCGTCTTGTTATCCACTAGGATCGTCGTGAAGTCTTGGAGCAACGGCTTCAATTTCTTCAACCCGATTCGGCCGTCCTTGGCATCGCCAAAGATTTTTTCGTAGGGTTGCCAACCCCAATCAATCCAGCCAGACAGCCCCGTCTTGACGACGTGGATTCGCAGCGGCAATAGCTCCTGCTGAATGAATTCCTTCGCACCCTCGGGCGCTTCCTCTTCTGCTTCAACGGACCATTCCGACGAAAGGATGGGCGCCATCGACAACTCGCGAGCGAGTGAGATTGTCGGGTCGCGACGCATCTGGCGGACCTTTGCGGCCGTCAATGTCTGGCTGGTGCGCCCCTCTTGGTGCGACAGTTCACCGGACGTCAGCCAAGGAATGGCCGCCACCTGCGGGCCAGTCTGCTCCTTCATCGAGGCACGGCCGTTCGCCGTCATCAAAATAGGGCCAGGCATTATGCGGCAATCTCCGGTACGCCACCAAGTTGAATCGGGCGAAGTGGAAACAACGAATGGACGCGATAGCCAAGGGCATCGCTCATGTGCCCCAAGTCGCCGTAGTCATCCGGCAACCGCGTCCCTTGCGAATACTGCCGCGACTCCAAGTCTTTTATCAGCGGCTTGCACCGCGGGTGTACGTAGTATCGTACTTCACCGGCGGCGTTTTTGAAAAGCGCGTTGCAACTTGCGAACCTATCGGCGACAGGCGGATTAGCTGCCGTGGCGTACACTCGGCGGTCCTTGAATCGCTCGTCGTTGCGGATATGCAGGAGGTCGCTCGCGCTGGCAGACGTCTTGCGCGCCTTGGCCGATGCGTCTAGGAAAAACTGCCACCCGGCCATGTGCTGGCCGTAGCGTCGATGCAGTTCATCGAGTGCGGCCGGCGTGTTGCAGTCGCGGATGAAAAGCGTATCGAACGTTTCAAGGTGATCGGGAAACTTGTGGCCAAGTTCCCAACACATAGGGTCGACGTTGAAATCGCATCCCACAGTCAAGGGCAGGTCGGGCCGATAACACGCGCGGTCGCTAATGTTGGCCGCGGAAAACGCGTAGAAGATTCGGCCGCCAGCGTCTTCCCAGTTCGCCTCGAATTGTTCCGAGTAGTCTTTCGCGTCAAGGGTTTTTCGCGCGTAGGCGATTTGGTCTGCGGTAAGAATGTCGGCAGATGGCCACGTGTAAAACTCTTCGGCCGCGTCTTCACAGAATTCGCGAAACTCGATAGCGCCAGGGCCGCTGCGCTTTGGCACTCCAATTCGCCAACACCAAGGGTCGCGATGAGAAAGCGCAGGTAATAAGTTGCGGTCAAATACGCCCGGCCTCTGGTCGCTCGATTCGTCAATCACGCCGCCGTCCCACTGGACGCCTTCGGCTCGCTCGGGCTTGTCGAGTCCCAACAAAAACAGCTTCGAGCCGAACACGGTCGTAACCGTCAACTCGGTTTCGCTTATGCCGCTTATCCAGTGCTTCGGCACCAAGTCTTTGAGCGCATTCCACGCCACTCGCTTCGCCTGGTCACGGGTTGGCAGCGCGTAAAAGTAGAGCGGGTCTGGCCACGGCTTGCGAACGCACAGATAGCGTACCACGCGGCGGCGAGCGAGTTCCGTTTTCCCACTTCCCCGGCCGGCCGCCACGCCAACGAACCGCGCCCGCGTGCGCCACAGCCGGGCTTGAACCGGGTGGTATCGCAGTGGCGTCCAGGCTTTGGTGAGTGCGTCCATGTTTAGATCCCAAGCACGCTCTTCCAGTTCCATTGTCGTGTCCTTCATAAAGGTGAGTGCGACCATGTTTAGATCCCAAGCACGCTCCCGACTTCTCTTAACAGCGATTCGCGAATTCCGTTGTGCTCTTCCAAGTGGCGAAGTTGCCGCCCGACGCGATGCGCCCAGCGGCTATCCCTCTTGCCCTTTAGCCGGATTCGCCGCAGACGTCGCCGGAGTCTCAATAGTACGCTCGATTGCCACTTGAAATGATGCGAGCGAACCACAATCGACTTCTTTCGTTGCGGGCTTCCCCACTCGCAGACGTTGGGGTGATGGATTCGCGGGCCCACTGGCGAGAGCACGTACACCGGCGAGCCGAACCCCAGCACTTTCGCAAGGGGCTTGTTCGTGGCCATTGGGAATTGCTCTTCGAGCGTGGCTTTGCTCGCGTCGACTTTCACCAGCGCGCCGCCTGGGCCGACACGATCAATCCATGTCGCCTCCACGAACGGACAAGCTCGAGCGCCGCTCACAACCTCTTGCACGAACTGCGGCGTGACGGCGGCGAATTCGTCCAGATCGGGGAAAAACGCCCACTCGCCTTCGGGGTGTCGGCTCCGAATGAACAGGTCTCGATTCCGTGCGGTGAACCGTGCTTGCGGAAAACTGCCCAGCGGAAAGTATCGGCCGCCTTCCGCTTCGATGATCTTGCGTGCGTGCGCGTGCGTGCGCGGCACGTCGTCAAGCTGCTTGCCGCTGGCCGTCTTCAGTTTGCCATAGACCAACACGGGGAACGTGTCGGCTCCCAGCCGTCGATAGTGGCGCACGAAGTAGGGCAGGATATCCGCGTCGCCGTCGAGAATGGTGGTGTAGCAACGCATGTCAGTCCGCAATTTCGTGGGGGAAGGATTTGACCAACGGCGAGAGGTCTGGCACTTCGATGTTCTGGCCGACTCGCTCCCACCAGCTTCGCGCCGCCGCATCCGTGTCCGAGAATTCCAGCGGCGAGCCAAACCAAGCGGAAACGTCTTGCCACTTCACCGGCTTGTTGATTTGTTCGGCGCCGCGAATCAGTGGAGCGAACGGAACCTTGTACGCGATGCAAGCGATGGCCACGTGGAGCGAACTGGTGAATACGAAGTCAGCCTGAATGAGCCGGTCGATCTTCGCTTTGACGTTGGCCAGCACCGGGAAGGCAGTCGTTTCCACGTTAAAGAAAAGCTCACCTACGCCGCGCGCCAACAGTTTCCGGTTGTGCCAATGGGGCGCGTAGAGCGTCCCCGTGCCCCCTTGGTGTTGCCCCGGATAAACGGTTGGCAGCAGGAAGCCAGGGTCGCCCAGCGGAGTAGACTTCGGCAAGCCCAACTTGTCCCGCGTGATCGGCCCGCGCACGGCACGCGCGTCGACTTTCCGCGGCGGATTGCCGTGTGACCACCCGCAACCCCACACGACCGGCTGGCGGTCCTGCAAGGTCAACTGCTGGACGAAGTTGTGGCGAAGTTCGCTTCCGATCATCAACAGCGTTGGCGTGCCGGGGGTTGGCGCAACGCTCCATTGGTAGCCGAAGTGGTTGATTATCAGCGGCACAAGAGCCTCGCCGAAGTTCCACGTGGGGCGGTAGCAGCGCCAGAAGTTGGTGGTGATCGTTTTCACGCCGGCATCCTTTCCCGTTTGGCCGCGTTGTGCCGCGCCGTTGACCGCACCCAGTCCGCCGCGGTAATCGGCTCGAGCGCAATGTTCGCTCCCTTCACCACGTCCAGGACGTCGGGGTTGACAATCCACAACATCGATTTGCCCGGTTGGCCTGAGTGCTTGCGCTCGAGCCGCCACGGATCTCCCACCACGATGTCGCCGTGGCATTCGATTCGCGTGCAGGCTTGGCAGGCTTTGGGGCCGTCGATTGCCGGGTCGCTATCCCAGTCCTTTCCCCAGCGGCGCGCGAGCGTGCGGCCGTCGTGAAGGTGCAGTTCGGTTCGGCCCGGCCAGTTGCCGCGGCGGTAGTACAGTTGCCGCACGTCGGTCGGCGAGACTCCGAACGATTCGAGCAGGCGATTCGTCCATGTCATTTTCGGGACGTAATCGCAGAGCAGTTCGATTGCCAGGCCAATCTTTGCGGCCACGGGCGCAGACCGGCGAGCCGCTTCGAGGTGGCAAGGCAACAGCGTAATCCCGCACGTCAGCCCATCGGGCACGCGCCTGAGGCCCGCAAGGCTCGATACGGGCTGGTAGACGCTATTCGCCGCCGGCGTCATCAAGTCGCTCGCATTGGCCGTACAGACGACTTCCGCCCGCGTACCGGCGAGGCGCGGGAAGACAAGCCGGTCGACGAACCCGCTGGCCAGCGCGTGGCGCAGGATTTCCTTGGTGGCCCCGCCGCTGGTAGAGTAGCGGCGGACCTTGGCGTCTTTCGACCAGGCGAGGAAATAACTCATGCGACTCGCTTCAGAATGAACCCGGAATTATCAATCGCTTCGGTGTCGACCGGCGGCGAGAAGATCAACTCCCATTCGCCGCTCTCGCAGAATTTTGCCACGGCGGGAATCACACCCCACCCCTTTCGCTTGGCCCGTGGATGCCGTTGGGGATCGATATAGTCGTGCCCGGCGATAAACTCCCGCGAGACACGCGACGCGGCGTGCAAGTCCGCCAGAACGGCAGCGTAGCTATGCCCGGCATCGATGTAGGTCCAGGAGAACGCCGCGGCGGGGAAGCTTAGAAGCGTGGCGGCCGACTTGCCGCGGTGCAGCTTGACTTGCCCGGCTTTGATCTGCGGCGCGAACCGCTCCCGAACGTGGTTGATGCCGCTCTGTTGCGGCCAATGGTCAATGAGGTGCAACGCCTTCGGCTGGCAGACTTCGAGGATCATCGCCGCGTGCGCGCCGCGTGCAACGCCGACTTCGGCCACGACTTCGCCTTTGGGCAGACGCTCTAATAGCTCAATTCGTCCCATCGTAAATCTTCCGAATGTCATCGATGAAGGCTTGCGAACCCTTGAATTTCCGATGCTCTTTGAGCACCGGACCCATCACCTTTTGCCTGTCCCACGTGTTGCCGCCGTGGAAAAGTCGCACGTACAATTCCGCGCGGTTGTCTAGGGGATTACGTACCAACCATTGGCGAATAAACGCGGCATCTTCGCCCCGCGGCAAGGACGGATAGCGGAAGTCAGTGCGGTCATGCAGCACGGTTCCGACGATGCCGCCCATCGGCCAACCGGCCGCGTCCAAGACACCCCATTCGCCGGTCTGAATATCAAGCCGGTATTGCCGGCGTAAGAACGTGATGCTGCCGCGGGAGTGATGAACGACTTGGTAGCGGATACGATCGTGGTGATGCCAGTCATCATCGTCCCATTGGATGCAAAGCTCGCCGCGGGCAAGGCCCAGCGATTCGTTTCTGAGGTCGCCTAGCGTCTGGCCGAAGCTGACGCATTCCTTGACGTTCGGCTCACCGGGAAACCACGGGGCGTCTTCGGCCGTGTTGATTACGATTAGCTCCCGGGCCTCGTAGCTTTGGGCGTGGAAGCATTGCACCGCGACCTTTGCCAGACGGCGATGCGCGGGCGTCTTGCCGGTAATCATCAGCGCGGAAACGAGGGGGAGAGTCATGCTAGTTCCGCCTTGCGGCCGGTGAGGGTTTCCCAGCGTTGGATGCAAACGTCCACGTAACGAGGTTCTATTTCGATGGCGTAGCAGCGGCGGTTGAGTTGCTCGGCGGCAATGATTGTGGTGCCGCTGCCGGCGAAGGGTTCGTAGGTGAGGCCGGGCCATGCTTCAAGCATTGCGGCGGCAAAGGTAACTGGGAATGTCGCTGGGTGTCCCGTTCCGTGAGACGAATTGCGGTTGGCGCGAATCACTGAATCGAGAATTTTATTGGTGTCGCGGCATACGCTACTCGGCTTGGCGTTGCGTCCATTCCTGCTTCTTATGTTCGTCCCCATCGGACCGCTGGTGGCTTTCTTCGCTACCGATTTACGTGGCCGAACGGTAGAGCGGTTGAAGTGAAACACAAACTCATGGGAAGGCGCAAGCCTTCCATTCCAGTCACCCGGCAAGCCACTTCCTTGGTCCCACACGTACCAGCCGAACCGCCGCCATCCCTGCTCGCGCATCCAAGCAATCCACCCGTCCCAATACGGAATCCACTCGCCGTCCCGGTGAATCAATCCGAGATTCACAAGCACCTGCCCATCGGGTTCCATAACGCGGGCCGCGTGCTGAAAGACGCCTCGCATCAACCCGTCCCAGTCCTTGACCAGTTCTTTCGCCTTGCCGTAGTCTCGCTGTTGACCGTAGGGCGGCGACGTAAACAGCAAGCTCGCGCGACCCCCTGCAAACAGACGATCAACCGTGGCAGCGTCGGTCGAATCCCCACACAACAACCGATGCTCCCCCAACAACCACAAGTCGCCCGGCTTCGTAACCGGGTCAACCGGCGGCTCCGGCACCTCGTCCTCGACCACCTCGCCGTTCTCTTTCGCCCACTCGCAGCCCGCGTCCTTCGCCAACTCATCGAGCATCGCCGCCAGCGACTCGCTCCCTGTCTCGACCTCGCGAAGCAAAGCGTCAAGCTTGCCGGCATCGGCTTCCGCCATGGCGCTCAAAGGATCGAACGTCGCGAGAATCTTGTCGGCCTCGGCGTCAGTCACGTCCACAACCAGGACGGGCACAATGGCGTCAGGCGTCGTTTCCGCCCGCAAGTGACCGTCGAGCAGCATCAGCCCGCGCGGCGTCTCACGGGCCAGCAGTGCGTCCACATAGCCAACCTCGGAAAGCACGCCGCGCAAGGCATCCGCCTGCCCAGCCGGATGTTGCCGCCAGTTTTTCGGATTCGGCAGCAGTTCACCCGCTGGCACGCGGCGAAGTTCTACGATGCGGTCGCGGATATTCATTCGGCAGCCCCTGGAACCGTCTCGTCCATTGCGTCTGCCGATTCGTCGGCACTGGGAACCTTCGTAGTGCCGGCATCGCTACTGCGGCCAGCAACGTGTTCTTGGTTTTGAGCGTGCATTTTCATTATCGTTTCCGCCGCTCGAAGTCGCTCGCGTGCGCCTAAATTCTTGTTCAAAAACATTCGCGTTACCTCTGCGGGCAACACTTCCAAAACGCCATCAGGAATCGCCCAGCCATTCCGCACCGCCTCGGCAGTCACACGTAAGTCTTTGATCGCCGTCAGGCCGTTGTCGACTCGGTCGTTACCGCCCCCCAACCCCCCGCGCAAGGGCTTAGAATCCTCCGGTTTTTGTGGAGTTGAGTCACTCATATATCCTTCTTGCCAACTTACCACAGTTCACGGCCCTACTCCCCTTCGCACCGCAACCGCCCAAACTGTTCGATGATCGTCCACGCCGTCGAAGTCCTCAGTCCCCGCAAGCGTGTACTCGATGTAATACCGCCCGCCGGCAACCAGCGCGTCATCCGCTTCAGCGTCGTCGACAGCCGGATCTTCAAACACGCCGCGCCATTCCTTCAGCGTGGAATCGTAGGTCAACGTCACCTCGCCGCCGACTTCCTCGTTGTCAGTTGCATTGTACACCTGCGCCGTCACCGCGGCCGTGGTGACGATCGTTCCGTCCCGAAGTGTGGGCGATTCCCAAATTAGATCGGTGTCCGAAAGGATGTTGAGTTCTTGCTCATCGCTCATTGGATTGTTCCTTTCACCGATTCGTCGACCCTTGCAATCCCAGCCACGGTTGGGGTCGCAAACACTCGCCCATGTACGCTTGCTAACGCATGTAACTTTCCGGTCGCGGTTGGCCCTGCAAAGGCTCGCCCGCGTACCGTCGGGCGCGTGTAGGCTAGAGCGTCGACTTCGCCGCCAATTGGCTCGACAGCAACACCCTGCAAAACAAACGGCGGTTGCAACAGCGTCAAGCTGGTAAGTGACAATGCCATTAGCTTGCAGCGCTGACGTCTTCGTCGTCGCCCGATGAAGTGTAGGTTTGGGTTGTCGCAACCGTAGTGCCATCGCTGCGATACGTTTTCATCTCGTCGCTGTCTTTCGTGGTACGCCCGAAGAATCGCGCCCAGAGTTGCATCATTTTCGTGGCGAACGTCGTGGCTACGCCGATTGGCGTGGTCGCGGCAATTGCGTCGAGTCCTGTTGCGGCGAGCGAGTAGCCCGTCTTATCGCTGACGGTCGTTGCTGTTACTGTCTCGCCGTCGAGCGTGGCCTTTACGTCGGTGCCAGTGAAATTGAGTTGATCGGTTTTCGCTTGGATGGCGGCGGCTGCCGTGCCTACTGCGCCAGCTTCGACTGCGGTGTTGACGGCGGCGGCAGTGTGGCTTGAACGAGTGCTTATCGCGGCGTCGATGCGGCCAAGTTCTGTTGCCAGTTCCGTTCGGATAGCGGCTGCGATAGCTACGAGTGTTGCGGTTGCATCACCTTCGTTAATCAGAAATTCTTCCACCTTGGCTGCGATAGCGGCGAGTAGTGCCGTGGCGTCGCCTTCGTCCAGGATGGCGGCTTCAACGTCGGCGGCGGAATGTGTCGATGCGTTATCTGTCCCCCGCATTGCATCGCCGTCCAGGTTCACAACGTCGGCTGCAATGATATCCAGAATCAAGTCCAGCCGCCCGCCGTCTTCCCATTCGACTACACTGCCGACACTGCCGGATAAATTGCCAGTGATGTCAGTTGTGAGTCCGGCGAGGCTTGAAGCAGACGTTGCCTCTAAAGCCAATCCAGACATCGACGTATACTTGACGCAACTCCCCGAATTCGTGAACCAGAATAAACCCGGCCCTGTCCCCGCATTGCTCACAGTGATAGCCGGGCTGCTTGAATTTTGATTTAGGGCCACGCTTTGTAGTGTGATCGTCGCCGCACTTCCCCCGTGCGCCCCGTCGGCAAGCAACACCTTGTCTGTCGATGCGTCGAACGTACTGAACCCGGTCGCCGTTATCCATGCCGAATCGCCCCGGTCGCGCAAGGCTTCATTGCTGTGAGCCGTGGCGTCATACGTGCCGCTACCGGCGCCCGTTGCTTTGATCTCGGTTAGCGCCGTGGCGTTCGGGGTCTGCTTGCCGGCGAGCAATCCAAGCCACTGTGCTAAAGACGTGATGCCGCTGAACAGTGTCGACGTGATTCGGCTTAGCAGCGTATCCACGTCCGCTGGCAGGTTGGCCGCGTCGAGTTCGGCAAGTCGGGTTTCGGTGCAAACGCTGGCCAATGCGGCGGAGTTGGTGCCTCGCATGTCTGTGTTGGTCGTTGTGGTATCCACCAGCACCACGCCTTGCACCTTGCCTGTGGCGGGGTCGTAGCCGGAATCGGCGAAGTGTTTCAGGTCGGTGGCGGATTGAGCAACGCCGCCGATCTTCGTCACGTCCACCTCGTCAAAGCGATTCTCGATCGAGAACGTCGCAACCACCGCGCCGACAACGCTGGTTCCGTCCACCGTGCCGGTCGTGATAACTACGATGTAATCGCTGGCCACCGCGTAGAACGCATCGGCAGACGTGTCGATACGAACGTGGTTCAGTCCAGTGACGGAATCGAAGTCGGCCGTCAGCGTGACGCCCGCCCCGCTTTGCGTTGTGCCGTTGGCTTTGTAGACGCTGATTGCCGGCGTGCCGGATAACGTCGTGGGCGTGCCGTCTGCGGCCGTCGTGTGGAAGGCGAAGTCGATGGTCGAATCTTCGGTACGGTTTCCGAGGTCTCTCATGCGACAAGCCCCCCGTCAACGAGTTGTCGACCACCGCCGCCGCCCGCAGTCAACGTGCCCGTAAACTCTGTCCCGGCCGTGCCGTATTGAACGCCGCTCTCTACGTCTTCCTCTGCCGGCAGAACAAGGTTGCCCTCTGAGGCACCGCTGTTGAAAGTTACGCCGTCACGAACATCGTTTTCGCTGGGGTAATCCGCGGCTGCTGTTGGCAAAGGCCCTGGTTTGATTCCAATCGTGGACGCAAAAAAGGATTCGCTCGATGCAATGGTGAATGTGCCGGGGTTTTCCGTAACAGTGGCATTGTTTCGATAGGCCGATGCAATGACTGGCCCGTTGTTTGTTCCACCGCCTGATAACGTGTATGCTCCGCTAGAATAGCTCGTAGGAAATCCTGTAACAGCTTGGTCGTCGTCGCCGTTCGCGGTAATGGCAATCCATAGATTGTCTGACGTGCCCCAAGGTGTTGATACGCTTGGGGGGTCGGGGTTAGTGCCAGCGGAAGCCGCCGCTATTGTCGAAGACAAAAACCCGCCCCATCCTGAAATCCTGAGTACATGAACAGCGGCCGTTTTTGATAGACTGGTAACTACGTTGACGGTTGTGCCGCCCTCGCTTCCGTCAGCGGTTTTCGCAAACAACGTTGAATGAATAAAAGGTTCTGATGCAGAGTTTTGCAGCAACACCCATCCACTAGGAGTTGTGACTGTTGGATTGCCGCCCATGCAGGCAAACAAAATCAGCAGCAAATCCCCAGCCGCGACCGTCGCCGGCATCGCTACGTTGTGCGTCGTACTAGCCGACGCAAACGCGGTTGTAGTGCGGGATTCGACAACTGGGAAAGCCATCTTTAGCCTCTAGTGGGAGCGTCCCGGCGCACGGCGTCGGCCACGTCCTTCGCGTTGTCATCGGTCATATAGACCCGCACGAACGTCTTGACGACTTCCATAATCGGGAGGCCGGTTTCCGGGTCGATGTCACGCGACGGTCTTTGCTCATGGACGACGGCTACCTGCTGGCCGGGTTGTAGCTCGAATTCAAACGCGGCCGGATGTTCGGCGTTCTCTTCTGGTACGCGACGAAATTTGAATGTTACTGCCATGTTTCACCTTTCCTCACACGCTCGCTGCATCAACCCCCGCCGCCGATGTTGCGGCAAAACGGGAAATAATAAAAACCCCTAACGACTGGTTACAAAATCGTCAGGTTGGAGTGGGCCGACCGGCCGATGCTGTCTCCGTTTGGTCGCTAGGGGTTGTGTCAACTTGCTTCCTCATCCTTCGCGTCCCGCGCCGCTTGCTCGTCCCGCTCTTCAAGTTTTCCTCTGGCGAACGCTGCCTCGTTGCTGACGCGAATCATTTCTTCCGTGTTGTGGTTGATTTGTTTGGTGTTGTCAGTGATCGCCACTTCGATCTTGTGGCCGCGGCGAGTGACGATTAACGCCACAACGCCGCTCAGTACGCCGACAACAGCGTTCAGCACGGCGACGGCGGCGAGTAGGATGGCTTCTAGGCTCATGGCCCCCTCTCGCACCATTGGCACGGTGAGTGTCCCGCGGCCCGCGCCGCTTCCGCAGACGGGTACTCTCGCTTGTAATGTTCCGCAAGCTGCTTTTCGTAGCGGCAGCCCTGAAAATGGTAAAGCGAATCGTCGCTCACGGCCGATAGGTAGACAGGTTCGAACCTCGATAATGGACCCTCGACGCTCGACGCTGGAGGTTCGAACCTCGACCGTCCAGGCTCGACGGCCGACGCTAGACCCTCGACCGTCAACGCTCCAACGTCGACGTTCAGCTTCGCCACGCCGCTCCAAATCGCGCTCCCACAACACAACAGAATCCCGAGGCCGCCAACCACGATGGCAGGCGCGTAATGCAGCCGCCAGCCGCGAACGCGAATGTCCCACATCATGCCACCAAGCGCGAGCATCGCGCCGCCGATGGTCAGGCAAATCGCGGTCATTAGTTTCCGATCCTTTCGAGTAGTGAATTGAGAATTCCGAGGATGATGAATACGAGCCCCGATATCAGAGCAAGCGCCGCGCCGAAGCCGATCCAGATTCCTTCCCACCGCGCATGACGGCGCTCCAGGTTATCGAGTCGGTCGCTCGTGTCCCTTTCATCCGGCCGATGGATGATATAGCGTTCATCTGGTTGTTCCACGTGGTTAGCTCCCGGTGCCTGCTCATCGGGGGTCAGGTCCGCCGGTTGTGTTCGTTGCACGCCGGCGGGCCGATGTTACTGCTGATTGATTTCCTGCGGTGGTACGTCAATCCACTCTTCCGCCGGCGAATTCTCTGCCAGGTGATTCAAGCACCCGCCGAGCATCTGCCGCACGCGGTAGCGGTCCTCTTCGGTTTCCAGGTCGGCGAGCCGCGCATCAATCGAATGGACGGCTTCGGCTATTTCGTCGATGGCTGGCATGGGGTGGAGTCCTTTCACGATGGGGAATCGGTCGTAAACACTTGCTTCCGAGCAGATTGGATCACCTCCTCCCTTGGGCTGGCCGCGACGGCCGCGGCATCTGCGACTTCCGCCGCAGCCACCGCGAGTTCGTACCACTCCGCCAACTCTGCTTCCGACGGAGAATCAAACGTCACGGTTGTTGAAGTGCACACGCGGATAGTCCCCTGGAGAAAAACCTTGGGGCGTCATGCCCCGTTTACATCCTTGCCCCCGGCTCTGCCGAGGCTAGGAGGGTAGTGGTTCACTTCACCGTCCACAGCGGCGGCTTGTCTTTCAGCGGCGTTGACTCTCGCAGCTTCGTTCCGCTGTGAAAATTCGATGCTCGATAGAAGCCGTAATCCTCCTCGCCGTAGTAGCTCATGTTCGCAATGACGCTGGCCCACGAATCGGCGTCGACGATGACTTCCCTGAGCGTCGCGGCCTCTTCGTGCGCATCGGCTTTCACCAGCACCCGAACGCCGCCGTCCGCCTGCCGCTCGAAATACAAGCCGTCTTTCGCGTGAAACATTTTCGTTACTCCCGTGTATGCCCGTGCTCCGTCATCCACTCCGCCACAGATCACAACGAAGCGAAACACCTAGTCAGTTAATCGGGGGACCAAATACGCCCCAACCCAACAAACCCAACAGGATGTAGATAACCAGCCGGCCCCCTAGCGGCCTGAAGTTGTTGTCCTTGGGCCACTCGTTCCAAAGCCCAAACACCAAGCAAATGACGAAGATGATCCAAAACCAAATGCCTGCACTCATGGGAATGTCCTCCCGGTTTGTTACGCCAGTTTCCGCACGTTCGCCTTCACCCCCAAGCACGCCTCGCCGCCGTCTTTTATCAGCCGCCACAAATTGTCGATATCAATGAATACCCGGCCGTTCTCTCCCCACGGCTTGCCATCAACCCACCATGCACACTTGATGCGAGCCAAGCCGGTATCGATGTTCACGCCGTCGACAAGGTAAGCGTGACCGCCGTAGTTCTCGCCGCCAATCGCAATAACGTTGCCGCTGCCAGGCTCGTCCATATTGGCCTGCCACTCCGTTCCGGCGACGATCGGCCCCTCTTCGAGCAGCGCGTAGATCAATGCGTCTTTCGTTCGCGCCCAACGGTATTCCCTCAGAATTCCGACGCGATTCATCAACTTCGCGCCGGCCCGCACGCTTGTCCCTTCGTCCTCTTCGCCGTCCCATTCGTCGAGATACAAACACAACCCGTACACGCCGTCGCAGTCGATATAGGTCGGCCGCGGTGTGACGGCAAGCCAGTGTCCCCATGCGTAGCCGACGCAGGAGGGACTGCTCCCCTGGTCGCCGCACCACGAACAATTCCAGTAGCGTCGACGGCGATGGCTCGCCGCCGCGCCGATCAAGTGCTTCGCGTCGCGGCGGTCAACGATCCGCACGCGGCCGAATTTTCGATCTGGAAGGATTGCGGTCATGCGGTTATTCGCCAAAGTCCAAAGTCACCGACGTATCCGTATCCGGCGAAACGACCGCCGGCTTATCGTCGCCGCCAAGCCAATCCGCAACTATCGGAATCGCAGCGCCGCCGCCGACAAGCCCCGCGACGCCAGCGCCCACCAGCGCCGCCTTCAGCCACGTCGGGGTTGTGCCCGATGCGGCTGGGGCGGCGGGTGGCGGCGCAGACGGTGGTTGTGGTTGCGGGTCGCTGGTAAGGGGCACGGTGGGCGGGGCGTAGTGGTAGTTGACGATTTCGTCGCCGATACGGATGCCCATATCATCCTCCACCACCGCGCCGCCGGCTTGCTCTTTGCCTAACGTGCCGTCCGCTACGCGCTGTGCAAGATTGCGAGTCATGGCGTTTTGCCTCATCACTTTGTCAAGCATCATGCCCTGCCAGCCAAGCCCACGAAGTTGTAACCAATGGCGCTTGAATTTTTCTCGCCATGTGTCATCAGTGGTAACGGTGTCAAGCACCGCTTGTAGGTCCGCCGGAATCTCCGCTGCCGGAATCTCCGTCGTTGGATTCTCCGTCGTCGGCATCGTCGCCACCTTTCAACTCCGCAAGCTTTGCGTCAATCCACTCATGCAACCGGCCGTCGCGATACGCTTGGTCGATCTCTGCCGACTCAGCGGCGAAGCGTTCCGACGCCTCTGCCGCTAAGGCCGCAATTTCATCGAGCGGGTCCATAGCTTACGTGCCAGGTGCTCTGGCGATTCCTCCGGCCAGCGGGATGCCGGTTTGCCCTGCTTGGCTGGTCACTTCGCGGACGCCAAGCGACGCCGGCAGCGAAACCACCTTGCGGTCGATCTCGAAGGACAGGTCAAGGATTTTTCCGAACGTCACGAAGTGTTCGTGGGCCTGGGTGCCAGCGCTGCTCAGGCGAGCAAGGGCCTGCTGCTGAATGCCAGTGGGAACATCAAGAATTTCTGCCATCGGGTTTTCCTCTTCGGGGTCAGTGTCGACGGGGGGAGTCCCGTCAACAGGGTTTGGCTCGTTAATCACGAGCGGGTCATCGTTGGGCATTTATGGTGCCTGCACGTCGATTGGATGTATTTCAAGCGGCAATCGGCCGCCGAGGTACACGTCGCGCCGCTTCACTCCGCCCGGCCGCTGAAGCTCCGTCACGAACGGAGGCAGTTCGCCACCGAGGTAAATTTCTCGCGTCGGCTGGCCGGGCTCGCGGATGTAAATCGGGGGCAGACGTTTGACGACTTCATCCGCAAGTTGGGCGTAGTCAATCTCGGCGGCCGGTCCGGGGTCGCCCTTCGGGCCTTTGATGTTCGCGTTCAACACGCCGTCGACGTAGGCATTGCCACGGTCGTCGACTTCGAACTTCGGCGTGCGGCCGTCGGCGCCATCTTTGCCGTCCAAGCCTGGCGGTCCTTGCGGGCCGGGGATTGGCTTGATGTTGTTGATTGCCGCCTCAATCGCGGCCAGCCGGTCTGTAATTCCGGCGAGGTCGATTGGCGGCGGTGGCGGCGTCGGTGGTTGTGGCACGGGCGCGCCCGGCGCGGGCGGCAGCGGTGCTCCCGGATACGTCGGCCCTGGACCAGAGCCAGAGGGTGGAGGACAACTACCCGGCCCGCACCCCCAACGTCCTAAGAGGCCGGTTATGCAGACGTGCGAACAACCGCGGGCTTCGATCATCGGGCCGCGGGGTCCGGCCAACGGCCCACCCCAAGCCACGCCAACGAGCTTGCCCTGCCAGACGATCGCGCCGCCTGAATCACCGCCGATAAGCTGCGAATTGGCGGCGAGCGTCTGCGCCTTGTTGACGCCTGGCGTGATTGCATACCCGTTGACCGTCGCGAACCAATGCCGAAAGTCACCGCCGCCATAGCCGACAATTTCCACCTCGTTGCCCCGCACTGGATATTCGCTGTCCGCGCAGAGGGGAATCGTGACGCGGCCCGTCTGTGCGGGAATCTGGATTGCCGCCACGTCCGGCCCGCGCGATTGGCCAATCACGTTGCCCTGTACTTGCTGGCCGTCGCTGAACGTCACCACCGCCGAAGGCGCTCCATCGGTGACGTGGGCACAAGTCAAAACGATTGATTCAGTAATCAGTGTGCCGCTACCGCCGTTGTTGCCAACGCGGATGCGAACCACCGCCGCATGATGCGCGGCGTGGGGAGACATTGGTAGACGCTCTTGACTAAAGCATGGCCGCACAAACAACACGATAACTGCGACGGCAATTGCGGCCAACGTGGCGTAGAACCGGACGGCATTGTGGCGGTCCGTATCCGCGTCGACGTCCCAGAGTCGCGGGCCGCCGTCGCACTCGCACGAACTGATAGTGCCTTTGCCACACCGGAAGCAAATCGGTTCGATCATGGCTTTGCCTCGCGTTTCTCGACCCCAAACGCTTCGTACAACCCCTTCACCGCCTCTTCGTTTTCCTCCGGCGTCAACTTGCCAACGCGAACGAGGACGTCGTATCGAAACCGCAACACCTGAAACGGCCCGTCACCTACCAGCACGTCGAAACGAAACGTCTGGAAACCTCTGGCCGCCGTAGCGTCGTAACCGCCATCGACGATCACGCCTTGACATTCGGGCTTGCCGCGAACTGACACGGTGTCGCCGATAGTAAGTGGGGGCGCGGCGTTGGGTGACGGCGGCGGGGGCGGCGGCACCCAGCCCGGCATGCACGGCCCCCGCTGCTGCGCTTGGCACTCGTTAAGCCGTTGACCGTATGCCACCCAACTCAGGACGAGCCCACAAAAAATCAACGCGGCGAGAAGAAAAATAATGTCGCGGTTTGTTTTTTCCTTCATCGTTTTCATGGCGTCCCCCGCACAAAGTGAATCAGCATATCAGCCGACATGTACCCCTCTCGCCGGTCAAGAATTTTCGTCGCTCTCTCGCCCTCGAATTCGACCAATAACGTCGCCGGCACTCCGCGCACTCCCCACTGCCGCAGCACGTTGTACCCGACGTCCGACGCAATGTACGTGCGGTGCTCGATGCGCAGCCGGGTCAACTCCGCTTGCACGCGCGGGTGCGACCATGACCATTCCAAACGCCGACACGGCCAGCAAAACGACGGGTCGGTGAACGTGATGACCGCGACGGTTCGCGACGGCGGCTCTTGTCCCCACGTGAGTTGTGCCGCGCCGAAAATGATTAGGCTAAGGGCAATCAGGAACAGCAGTTCGACGGATATGGTACGCGTGTGTTTCATTTGGAATACTCCCCTTTGCAGCAGCAGTCATCGCCACACTGGCAATCGTTGCCGCATGGGCACGCCGGCTGTCGGCGGCCGTAAAGCTCATAGGAAATTCCAGCCCCCAGCGAGAATACTGCCGCACCAATAAGCACCAGTAAGGCCAGCGCTAGACCTACTTCTCCGATTACCGATCTCAGTATCGGGTCTTTCATTCGGTTTCATCCTCCGCTGGCGGTTCATCCGGCGGCATCGACTCGCTTTTCCTTTCGACTTCCGCCGCTACCTCCGTTGTGCTCGGCTTCGTGGTCCCGTAATTGATCCAGCCAAACATGCGAAGCGTTCGCCAGATCACGTTCCCGACCGGCCAGCCCACGCCCGTCTCGCGTGAAATTTCATACATCGCCAAGTCGGCTTGCGCGCGGGTTGCAAGCTGAGTCGTGTAAAGAAAATCGTGGATCAATGAGGCCGGCGCCCACGGCCCATCATGCCTCAGATATCCAACCAAGAACGCAATGAGCAGGCCCAGGAAAAACGTAACGGGCACGGCAACGGCGTCGCCGAACGCCTGAGTCACCGACGCCTGGGCGGCGGCAAGCAGAATCGCGCCGCCTATCGCTATCGGCCAGACGGGGATCGTCGCAAGGTCCGATTCCGTCCCGGCTGGAATCGTGATACTCCGCACGTATTGCCGCGGGTCATGCCAGGTGAAATCACGGGTCAGCCGATAGACGCGCCGCCAGCCTTTGAACTTTTGCCGACCGTCCGCGTGGTAGGCAAATTCGACTTGCGGCGGGGCAGCGAAGGGCATGGCGACAGCGACCCAATCTCCCCGCTGGGCGGCCAGAACGCGAGGAAAATGTGCCCAGCCCGAAGCTGGGCGGTCGCTGCCATGCGATTTCGCACGGCGCAGGTAGTGGCCTGAAGGATGCCGCCGGTGATACTTTACTACGTTTTACGGCGTTTCGTCAAGGGTTTTATGTTGAAATAAAAGATGAGTAAAAAGCAGGCTACAGGCGTCGTCACACGCCCATAGCCCTAACCCTAACCTTTTGATTGGTCAATCAGGATTGCGCCAGAATGTACGGACGCACGCGGTCGGGGTCTGTCTTCAGACTACCGCGATCCGACCCAATACGCAAGCACAAAGCCGCACGCGGCAGACGCGATAAGTCTGCGCCGCTTTTCCCCGGCCCGCGTCAACGACTTTCCGATTGGTTACGGCGTTTCGTCAAGGGTTGTTTTGACGCGGGCGGCTTGAATCGCAGCGTGCCGTACACCGAGATTTTTTTGCGGTTGCCGGCGCGAAACACGCGGAAACGAATCCGGCAGCCGTCGTTGCCGATGGCCGTGTACAAGCCAGGGAGCAAGTCCAAGGTTTTGCTGCGGTGTTTTTCGGCCATCAGAGTCCCTTACTGATGGCTAATGTTTTATGGGGAATCCCCCCATTAGTCAAGAGTTTGCTGGCAAGTTCGCTGCGTCCCAAGCGGCAAGGGCGTCGCTAAGACGGCGAAGATCACCAGCATTGAGAATCAGTGTTGACTCGAACTTGCAGTTATCCGGCACGCCACCAGCTTTGACGGGTGCAATTACATAATCAGGATGCGCCTTGCGAAGTTCGGCTAGCCAATCGTGGCATAGCTTTCCCGCTTCTACCTGGGCGGTAAGGCGGGCAATTTCCTTTTCCCGCTTCGCGACGCAGCATCGAATCCAATCGTCGTACATCATCGGCGGGGTGCTTTCGTGCGATGAGCCTTCGTGCTGGCAGCCCAACGCTTCGAGCCGCTCGGCGATCATGTTCAGGCACCCGTCGCTCGAATCTAATTCTTCGGTGAGGCGAGCGACGGCATCCACGATCTGGTTCCCGATCGGCGTCTCGCTCTTGTCCATCGCCTCACGGTCGAGTCGCAGCGCACCGATTAGCTCGGCGGCGAATGCGGCGCGCTCTTGCGTCAGGCGGTCAATTTCCTTTTCTCGCTTCGCGGCTAACTGGTTGCGTAAACGAGCAACGTCCGCCATCGCAGCAGGGTCAGTCGGCATGGTCATGGTCATGGTCCTTTCGTGTTTCGCGGCCGAATCAGCCAGGTCGGAAATCAAGTAATCGCGCAATGAACGGATCGTCACTGTACCGGGAATGATTGCGCGGCTGTTGCTCACATTTCTTCCCTCCTGAGTATTTCCGCCGCCTTCACAATCGCCGGGGCACCCCACCTCTTTTGCTCGCGGTGCTTCGATGGGGCACCACAGAAGTTATATAGTTCGCGCAGTGCGTCGACGGCGGCGGTAAGGCGTTGTTGAAGTTCGCGGATGCGGCAAATATCCGATTGCTCTATGTCGTAGCCGTCAGTCCATGTTGATTCGCAATCAAAGTCACGGCATCTATAACGCGATGAGATGTAGGAAACTTCCGCACCGCACTTCGGGCATCGCTCTTGCTCGCTCATTTTTTCACCTCGACTTCCAATCCATGCAAGCCATACGGGTCGGGATCATCTTGAATCCGGCGAAACATGACATCCAATGTGTTCATGGCCTTGTCACCCCGTTCGCCGAACCCATCGAATTCGTCGGCAACCTGAGCGACTAAGTGCCTCGCACGCTGGCAAGCTTGTATGATTGTTGTTATGTCCCTGGAATCAGTGGCACGTTCAATTGTGCTAATGATCGCCAACGCCTTTTGTGCGTAGCAAGCCTTCATACTTTCACCCTTTCCAACAACTCCACCACGCTGCGCGGCTCATCGTTTCGGTTTCTCCACAATCACGCCCCGCCGCTCACGGCCGCCTCAATTGCCTTGAACACGTCGAGACCACTCCCGAAGTAGTAATCTGCCCAGCAATCAGGGGTCAACTCTAAGCCCTTATCGCTGGCCCGCAGCTTCTCAAACGCCATCGCCCATTGCTTGTCAAAATCCAAGTCGTACCAGCTGTCTTCGTCGCCATCCCAGCCGGCAACGCCCTCGTTCGGGAATTGCTCGCAGACGGAATAACTTGTCACGACGGGACCGGCCGCTGTCTTTTGGAGTAGCCCGCTAACTGACTCCCAACCCATATCGGAGCGATACAGCCCGGACGCGCGCCCCGCGTCGATAATGTCTGCCAGCCACTCCCTGTTAGGCCCAGCGACCCAAGCGTGAATCTCGCATTGGCCGTGAAGCCTGGCGAAGAGTCTTAGGGGGTCGCCGCCAAGTCGCAACGCCGTATTCAGCGATACCCCAAACGCCGACGCACTCTGACCGTCGACTATGAAGTTAGTCTCGTTGCCAACAGCCAACGCAGTTTCTAGCGTGCGCCGAAAATCCGCGCCCCGATATCGCTCATCAAGAACATAGCCCCCCGTCAGAACCTTTCGCAGCACGCTTTCATGGCTTGCGTATTCCTCCGCGTAAGGTCCGAGAAACGACCATGCGATCCTGGACGCCGTACAACCCATAAAGGCTCGCTCTGCGCCGCGAACTTCTGCCTCTCCGTCTTCCGAGTGAAAATAGATTCTGCTCATTTTCCTGCCTTTCGGTTTAGTTCGTTTCCGCGCTCACGCCGCAACGCCTCCACGGGCGTTAGCTGGCTATGGATCATACATTCACCCGCTCCAACAACTCCACTTCCGTCCGCGGTCGTTCCGCGTCATATCCCACGTCGTCAACTACGGCCGTCAGCACGTGCCCATCGTCCTTCCATAGTCCAGAGTCGGTGATACCGTCGATGAAGCCCTTCGTCGCGTCCAGTAAATTTGATGGGTCGCGTTTACGCCGCGTCGCCGTGAAGAACCGCAGCCGCACTTCCGCGCCCCACCACGGCTCAAAGATATCGCCTTGCACCCGCGCGACGAGCGCGGCTTGACACGCCTCTTCGCGCAATCGTCGCGTCGCCGCCGCCTTACCTTGCCAACTGCGGTAGTTTTTACTTGCGGCGTATGGCGGCAACGACAGGCATAACTCGATGCGCCCGCCGCCGGCTGCGATGACCGGCGACGATGAGCGTCGGGCGCCGGTGTCGCCGCGGAGGAACGCGGCGTAGGCGGCGCGCGGGTCGCGCTGGGATAGCGGTGGGGGTGTTGGGGTCATGGGCTTAGTTCTTAGTCTGGCAATTTCTTTAACGGATGGTTGTACGCCTGCGTCGCCAAAGAACGGATTTTCGACTCGTATTCATCCCACTTGACTGCTTCAGCTAAGTAATCATCCGCCTTTGGGGCTTCCGCAATCCGTGCTTTTATCCGATAGTAAGCAGCCTTGCGCTTTACTGCATCGGCGTATGCTGACAAAGCTTCAAACGCGAATTCGTCTTTCAATTTGATGACAAAGAATTCCTCTGGCGTATCACCCCACTCCACCTGATTGGTGCGTAGGTTGAAGAACGCGTACTTCCCGCGCCCGTCGCTGTTGCTGTTGCGGTCAAGTTTCATTTGCTCTCGCTTCCCCCGGCTTGCCGGGTGTTGGGGTCATGGGTTATCAAGCTCCAATTCGGTAACGCACTCTTTCAACTTCGCGAGGTCGGCCTCTGCCGCTTCGCGCGACGAGTAACTGCAATGTGGCAGTAGCTCACCAAGGAACCACATTGCCAGCGCTCATGGCTTTAGCTCTTTATTTAGATGTTCTATCAACTCCAATCCCCATCCTTGCGCAGCAGTAAGGCTTTCATCATCGCTAGCTGGTCCAGGGAATGGAGGCTCGGATTCAATCACAACGTGCAGCGTGTCCGCGTCATCGGTCAAGGTTATTGTGACGGTAGCCATGGGGTTTACTCCGCTTGTTACTTCGGCATAGTCTTCAACCACTTCATAATCTGCAGGCACTTCTTGCACGTTACCGCTTCCGGCCGAATCGTCCACGACGCCACCTTCAGATTGATGGCTCGCGGACTTCCAAAGCAAAGCGCCGACACGCCGCCGCGGTCGTTGAAGCCATCGGCCATGTGATACTTCTTGCGGTCGGGTTCGGAACGGCTCATGCTCCCACCTCCACCTTCCCGAACTGCTCCTCAGCCTTCCTCGCCAGCGCCAGCGCCGCGCGGCCCGGACCAACGACGTAACCGCACATTGCCCAGGCCGCGGCGTAAACGATGCGACGTTGCGCGGGGGTAAGGCGATGGTCGTTGTAGGTAATAACGGTCGTCATAACTCGCGGGTCTTCGCGCAAGGCAGCCGCGCACCGGCGAAAGGCTGTGTACCATTCATTCGGAACAATAGCGCGAAACGCACGCTTCGCATGCCCCCGCGAACAGCATGGCTCGCCCTCAGCGTAAAAATCTCGACCCGCGCCAATCTCATCCGGCAGTTCCACTTCCACCGGCCAGTTAATTGCCATCGGTAGCCTCCGATTGTTGTTGGTGTATGGTCTCGCATCGACGCTTTCCAAGTGCCTCGCGAACCGCATCCCGCACCCATGCCGACACGGCATAACCCAAGTCTTCCGGGTCCAACATGCGCCGAAGGCATCGTCCTAGCCGCTGAATCGTTTCAACGTCTTCCGTTCGAGGTGTCGGCCACACTTCCGCCGCAAGGTACTCGGCGAGCGTGCCCTGATAGCCAGGCGGCATGTAGACCGCGGTTGCCGCATCGGCAAGTTGCTGCTGTAGGGCTCCTATCTCCCCAATCGCCACATACGCTTCGGCTCGCACGTGCGCCACTGAATCGACCACTTGATGTTCGTCGCACAGGGCGGCAAGGGCTGGGTAACGGTTCGCCGCCAACGCGGCATGGTCAGTGCTCATGTTTCTTTCCTCCTGAGTACCGCCGCCTTCGCCATGACGGCTTGCCGCTGCCTTACACGCCGCCGACTGACAAATCAAAACAAAGACGGGACGCCCATGGTCGAGATAGGCTATACCGGGTGAACCACAGGCGAACGCGAGATTACCAAAGCAATCATCTTCGCGTTTTGCGCCACACTCCGGGCATTGCTCGTTCATGTTTCCTCCTACGCCGGTCGAAATTGCTGCCCGTCGAAAAACAGATACACGTACTCGCTCCGTTCGTCCCATATTCCAACGGTGGAGAAATCATAATTGCGATCTTGGTGCAACTGGGTGGCGTGCTCCAATGCCGCTTCCAGCGTGCCCGCAGAAATCGCAAAGGTGTAATCGCGGCGTTGTGATTTGATCTTTCACTTCGTTTCGCTCCATTCGTCGCGCAGCCCGTGGTTGCAAATTCGCTGCTGGCAATCGCCCAGCACTTGACACCACTCCAGCGCGGTCAGACCGTCCGTTTCTCGCGTGATTCGTTCCATCGCCACGATGACCGCGGCGTGCGCTCGAGCGAGCAGGCGGCGACGATCCATTTCATGTTCGCTAATTGTTCGGGTCACGATTTCGTCCTCAAACATGCCCAACACCCGTTCAACGTGCTCTCGCGTCAGCGGCTCTGCTGTCTGTATGCCGAAGAGATACCAGTGCTCTTCCCAGTCGACATGGAATCCGCTTGCGTCCCTCACTTTGGCACGCTCCCACTGAATCGGGTAATAGCCGTCGTGCCACTCGCCAAGCACAAGCACAATCGAAGCGTCCGGCGCCATCGGTCGCACGGCTCCTAACTCTCGTAGCCAAAAATACGAACTAGCAATAGATACCTCTTTCATCGCGCCCTCCACGTCACCGCGCCCCACCGATCAACCGATAGCTTCACCCAATACGCCGTTACGTCCGCCTCGCTAATCGAGTCAGCCGCCGTGCCCTGGATTGCGTTGCACCGCTCGCGATCGTAGTGGCAAGCGTCTAGCCGCAGTTTGATTGCGAACTGAACCGTCCGCGGACACGCCGAACTGTGAAACCCCTGCCCGCTACGGTTGTGGATGCAACACGACGGCAGCCACGTGCAACGCTCCAATTTCGCCAGACGCCGTATGCCGTTGCCCCAGCAAATTTCGTGGACCTCACTCGCCTCGCGGCGGCAGCCGGGGTAGGCGCAGTGCGGGAACTCGACGAGGAATTCATCCTGGCGGGCGCGTAGCTCGTCTTCCGCCTCGCGATTGCGTTTGCGTTTCTCGGCGTTGCGGCGACGCTTGGCGGCACTCTTGCGGCGTAGGTGCGCTGTCTTGCGGACGATGGGGGTGCGCTTCATGGTTTGCTCTCATTCCCAGGTCAAGCCTTCCGCTGCCAGTTCCGCGGTAATCGCGTCATCGGTTTTCTTCTGGCTTCGGCCGTCGCGAATAATTTCATACCGCCGTGTTGCACGCCGGCTTTCCTCGCTCGCCTGCCGTTTCTTGGCTGAATCGTCAGCCGCCTTATTTGGCACCGGCCAGCCTTTGCCGGCATCCTCGCGGGGTCTGGCATGGACGATGCGATAGTGCAAAGCCCCGGCGCTCCAAGCGTTAGGATGTCCTCGCCAAACCTCGATGAGCCGCGCAATCTCCGATTCGGTAACACCACGGCTTCGCGCACCATCGACGGCTGATTGAGCATCGTTTACGCCAAGGCTGCGCAGCTTGGAAACCAAAGTTTCAAACGAAACCTCCTCCTCCCCCCGTTGGTCCGCTGGAATTCCAGCGGATCCCAAAGTCCCAGGGGGACTAGAGGGGGAGACCGAAGTTGAAGATGAAGAAGGAAGAAGGCGCGTGACATTCGCGTGACTTCGCGCGTGACTTGTTCCGTTGGGGGGTGAGTCTCTCGACCTAATGCGTTCCCTACGTTTCCTTTCCGTTGCATCTTGCCTGAACTGTTCATCACGAACCATCCGGCGGGAGAAGATGGCGCCAAAGGAATTTCGGCTAACCACCCCCATCGCAAGTAACTCCGCGATGCAAGCTAACGTGGCATGTTGGTCGCCACCGACAGCCGCAGCGATTCTTTCATCACTCCACGGACTGCCGCCAGTCGCCAAAACACCACGATCCTCACACTCAAACATCAGGCAAATCATGTCGATATAGACCCCCTTGGCGGCATGGGACACGCTTCGTAGCGCAGCGTACTTCAGCCAATCACCAGGATAAAACTGGAATGCTGGTAGCTTCCTGCCCATGAAAATCAAACGCCCTTTTCATTACCAAGGCTTGATATATCCAGCGGTTCCGATCGTCGATGATTTCTGGTGTAG